AGCTGGTTAACATGTAATTGCGACTTTTGAGGCATAGTGGCTTACTCCTTTCCTTTATCCGTTAATTACGGAATTGATTTAAAGTGTGGGTTAATTAAAACATTTGCAACGGTCCCTGTTGCTGCCACGGTAGGCCCAACGAGAACACCGATCACAAATGACCCAGCAGTTACGTTCAGATGAGGTACGCCACGACCGGATGAATCCGCTGCTACGTATGCACCGCTTGTAACAGTGTCATTGAAATACAGTTTTTGGATTCCTGCGATTGCTACTGGAATTGCAGAAGTGGTATCTAAAACCGTATCAACGGTAATACCAAGAGGCAATTCAGAGGCAGACGCTGGTACTTTAACTGTATTCGCTGTTCCTGTTAAACAGGTTACAACACGATAAGCAGAGAGCGTTGATTGAACTTTCATTGAAATTGGAGCGATATGGCTCATGAAAATCTCCCTTCCTTATAGTTATTGTTTTGACTCTTTCATGATCGCTTTTACAGCCTGTGAATAGGTACACTTATTCTCGGTTCTGTATTTTTCGATCTTATCGTCAATTGCTTTTTGATCGCTTTTATTTTCTTGTCCGCGTGCCTTAGAACTTTCATCTAAGTTAACCTCAGCAGCAGCTTTGAAAAGTTTAAGTGTTTCCTTCAGCAAATCTTTTTTATCTAATTTCTTTTCCTCAGTTCCGACTTTGATTGAGTATTCTTTCTTTTCTTCACCGATCAAAGCAGCAACGAATGGTTTCATTGCAGGGGAACAAAGCGTTTCTTTTTCAAGATCAGAGATGAAAGCCTCATCTTGAGCTGCTTTGGCATCGGCTAAAGCTTTCGCTGTGATAGCTTCCTGATCCGCTTTGAATTTTTTCAAAGCTGCATTTTCCTCTTCGAGAGCCTTAGCTTTATTAGCCTCTGCTTCTGCATTAGCTTTAAACGTTTTTACTTCTGCTTCGAGCTGCAATTCTTTTTCTGTAGGCATAAGATCCCCTTCATCGTTAATGGTAAACTGTTTTTGGTTAATTTCAAATAGATTTTGTGAACTAGCGTAAACTTTAGGAGATTCACTTGTCATCTTACTATATCGTCCAAGAATATCCGCAAGATTCATACAGCCTGGCATATCCGCCCCTAGAAGGGCTACGGCCCCTAGAAATCTTTTATATAATTTTTCTCCAACTTTTAAATTCCAATAAATTTCACTAGAGACTTTTCTATAAGCTTTTGTCTGAATTAATTCGAAAATCTTTTTCGGAATGTCTATTATATCTGCAATTAACTTATCACCTAATACGTATAGACGATTAATCCAACCAGCGGCTGGAAGTCCATCTTGTTGAAGTAATTCCTGTTTATCATCGTGTCCTAATTTAATATAAGGTCTGACGCCTTGATTAGTTTCATTAAAAGCTGCGACCATTTCATTAAGATCATCGACGGTATATTCATCTCCATTCCATGTACCTGCTGAAAAAACCTCTACGCCTTGAACTGAATATGTTTCCATAAGACCTCCTATTTTACTGAAAATCCTTTGCCCTTATTTTCTTCGATAAATTCTTGAATTGGTGTTTTTCCGACATGAGTATCTGTCTCGAATTCCTCGTATTTGGTAATTGGTATAAGTACTGAACGGCAATTAAAATGGAGGGGTGGCACAGGCTCCGTACCTGCTTTAAATATCTTTCCATGCAGACCGCGGCATATATCAGAAGTCCGATCATCAAGAATAGCAGAATACTGATATGCGTCCACAACTCCAGTTGATCCAAAAAACTCCAATCGACCACGATTCATCACCTCTGTATGTTTAGTCCTAGCGTATCTTTCTAGAGATACTTCGCTAAGATTTTTTCCTTCATCATCAAGAATATCAATAACCGACGATAATGGTTTACCATCTTTAATAGCTTTTATGATTTCATTCTTAACGCTTTTAGTAACATTATATTCCCAATCACCTATATAGGAATAATTTTCATCTTCAAGAAGTTGAAGAAATTCTTCAGATGTTGTTGGTTGTCGAAAATTTGATTTTAAAATTTCACTTTGAGCTTGAGTCTGACCATCTTTATAAATGCCCATGAAACTAGACTTTAGTATAGTTTTAAGCTCTTTTAAATATTTGACCTTAATATCATCGACTCTAGTGATGTCCTTTTTATCAAGGATTTTCTTCTTTGCAATCTGGTCATAGATATCTGAAAAGATCTTATTAATAACTGGCTGAGCTTCTTTCATGATAGAATTATCATAGTCATCAAGCTTTGCTTCGATAGCCTTGAAATCTACCTTTTTATAGTAGTCACCTTTTGGCAAATTGAATACCTTACCGAATTCCTTTTTATCTGCGGGCTCTACTTCTTCACTATCATCTTTCTCATCCTGTTGATCGACAGGTTTATTTTTATCGAGAGGGGCAATCCCTGGTATCATAGGAGCTGGAGGCGGCTCGACCATTTCAACATCCCCTTCAGGGAACTTAGTAAGCGATCTGAAATAATTAATTTCCTCCTCGTTCGGTTTATAAACCTTAGATTTAACAGCATCTAGCCACACCTTTGCTAATTCAATCGCTTCCTGATCATCAAGCGGTTTGAATTTAAATAGAGGATAGTATTCCATAAAGCCAAAATTAAATTTAACCATTGGCTCGATAATATGTCTTTGGATCATTTTTTGAAGATAGTTTCTTCGGCGATTAATATGCATGAAGAATATTTTAATTTGCTCTTTGCCTAATGAGTAGGAACCTCCACCGGTTTCCGATCCAGTGAGACCGAGCAGGTCTGGAACGAAGAGAGCGCGACCAACGAACATATTAAAAATATTAAGTGCCTTTGAATATGCTTCACCGGCTGTTTTACTTTCAAGAAATTCAATTTCAAACTCCTTCGGGAGAGTAATAGCTGTCTTAGCCTGAAATGCCTTAATGACATTAAATATTTTATTAACCGTTTCTTTAGGGGTATTAGTTGGATATTTTGCAACCGGAATTGGAGATGCTGCTTTTTCCAAATAGATAGCATAGAAGCGAATTACCTGCCTCTTTGCAAACCATGCGGCATAACAGGTTCTTAATTCACTATTACCATAGGGATTCTGAAATTTTTCATTTCCAATCATATGAATAAGCTTATGCCCTGGAACTTCGATTTCTCCCGCCACGGTATTTTGTTCGAACTTAATCACATTTCCATGATCATCTTGATAGATTAGCCATGAATTGGGCTCCCTGGTTTTTAAATCCTTAAGGGTAATAAATCCATCATCACGCTTTTTAAAAATCTTTTCCGTAATAGAAAAACCGAAATCATAGCAAGAGAGCATTTCCTCTAATCGATTGGAAAATTCGCCCTCGCAATCGCAGTCTAACGCTTTATAAATAAACTCTATTATATCTTTTTGATCCTCTTCGCCATCTGCTACTATATCAAATCCACTTCCAAGAATAAGATCTTTCTTAAGTCGTGAACAGATTGAGACCTGATCATCCTTCAGCATATCCTCATAGATAGAATAGTCGCCATGTTTCTGCCAAAGATCATCTGGATTGTAAGGCGCTTTATAGGAATTAGGAACTAACGGAGATTTATAATAGGTTTCTTCAGCAACACCAAAGTAAGCTTCTGAGATTAAGTTCTCGGATGAGTTTGCCCTAGGCTCTGCGGCCGTTAATTCATTTTTTGGCATTATTACCTCAGTTGTTAGAGAAGAATCTTAGATTCAATATCGTCGTACAAACTAAGGATGCTCGATTTTTTGCACAATTGCAATGCGATTGCCGTTCCTATAATGGTGTCATCATTTTTTCCGCTCGCAGCTTGAATCTTTCCGTCATCATCAACAAGCGTCTGACATTCATCTAAAATATTTTCATCATTGAGAGTTATAATTTTATTTTCTACTGAATCAATAAATTCGTCTATCATTACTGGTCTGCTGATTGCTGTGGTTTTCCAGCCTGGTCTTTCGTCCTTCGGATCGAGATAGATATTCTCATACCTACAATGCTCATTAAGTCGATAAAGTACAGTGTGCCCATGATTATTTCTTTCCACGGCAAGCTCTGGTGGCGGCTTCCCAGGAGCGGCATAGGTTCTGCATAAGTATGCAAGTTTATCTGCAAAATCCTCCGGTTTCCATTTTCCTCTCACCGTAGCCACGACCTCTCGCGAATGCAAATCCATTACTGCACCAAAGGACCAGTCCTTAGAAATACCTTCGGCAACGTCGGCACCGCATACATAAATTTTATTTTTATCTGGTTTCTGAAATATTCTAAAACCATCTTTTTCAAGAATAATAGATTTAGCAATTTGTCTCTGTTCAAAGATGGCCATTGGATCGATAACCCGCTCGCCCGATATAAGGAAGCAGCTTTGATCATCCTCTGGGTATTCCTGCTCGAAAGTTACTCTCACACGATCATGAGAGCTGGATTTTAAGCTCGATTTCTTAAATCTCCTGAAAGCTATTTGCTCGTCATCTAAATCAATATTAAAAAGCCGTTTTGCTTTTTCTGTAAGGGCGAGTTCCTCCTCTGTGCGCTTAATCTTTTCTCGCGTGGCCATTCGATAGGATGGGAATATATACCATGGAAAAAATAGCTTTTTAAAAATTGAATCTGCATCATTCCAAAGATCGTAGGAGTAATTACCGATCCCATTAGGCGTTGTCTCGATAGTGATCTGCCCAAAGTCGATTGGTACCGCTTCCATAGTTGCCTTAAGCTTCGAGCTATCTTTCATAAAGGCAGCCTCTGAGATATGAAGACGATGAATCGTATTACCTCTTGATTCTAGATCGCAGTAAATTCGCGAGTTAATTTTAGGAAAATAGAGCTCATAGATTGAACCACCGCCTCTCGATAGCTCCGGCTTTACCGCCTCTGGCATATTTTCATAGGCGTGACGTACGATTCTAAAGAGCTTCGCAATGGCATCGTCCTCATGCGCGAGAATACAAACAGTCATATTCTTATGGAAGCAGGTAAAGTCTAAGAGCTTGATAAGTTCATTTGTAGAGACGCCAAATTGACGGGCCTTAAGGATATACTTATAGCGTTCTTTAGATTGATTTATTCTTTTCTGAACTTCATTAGGGACTAGATTAACTTTTTGCCCATGCTTATCGACGATCTTATAGAGGTTTCTTAATCGCCACTCGGTATTGCCGATATATTTCTTTAGCTGCTTATTCAAAACGAGCCTCCCTTATTGGGCTTGGTGGAGTAAGGGAGGCCGTTAAATTACTTTTTATTATTAGTTTTCTTAGCCATTTTCTTTGGCATTTCTTTATCACATGCCATTTTTTTTGGTGCTGTTTTATTAGCTGCCATCTTTTTTGTTTTCGCTGCCATCGTGTCTCCTTATTCAAGACGTTTAAAATTTGCATCGATTGATTCGACGAAATCCACGCACTCCTCATGAAAAGACTTTTTAACGTTAAGGTCAACATCCTGTTTCACTTTACCAAGTAATCGATCAAGAACAAAATTTAATCTATCATGATCCCCACGCTTGATGGCTGTAAGCAGAACACTAATGATTAGAATCTCGATGGTTGGCTTGGTTGGATCTCTAAGGGCTGCTTGAATCTCTCCGAATGGCAAATAGAGGTACTTATTCAAAACTAGTTCGATTTCGACTTTTGTTAGCTTTCGCGCCTGCCTGAGATCCTCTGGAACTGTTGCCTGATAGCCATTCTCCCCTTTAGAAAATCCCTTTTTACCCTTTGCCATCTAGACTCTGATAAAATGCTATCGTTTCTTTTAGGCCATCCTCGATCTTACTCATAGATTTTAAACCAAGAATATTCTGCATTTTATTAGGATCGGCTATCGAGATCCTCGAATCACCTGGACGAAAGTCCCCGTGTTTTATTTCCTTCGGGATAATCGACTGAATTGTTGTTGCTAGGGTTTCTAGGTTAGTTCCGAATCCAGTTCCGATATTAATGATTTCATTCCTTTCTTTACATATAAGGCTTTTAAAAATTCCCCTACAGACATCAGCGACATAGGTAAAATCCCTAATAGTGGTACCATCACCAAAGATCGTGATTGGGTCCGATTTAATCCATTTAGGGATTACAGCGGAATAGTCGGAGTCAAATCTCTGACCAGGACCATATACATTGAAGAATCTAAGGGCCATCCATTCCATGCCTGAAGTAAAGCACCAAAGATGGGCAAATCTTTCATTATTTAATTTAGTTAGGGCATATGGGCTGGCCGGATAGACTTGCTGACCCTCCCATTTAACGTTCTTATCGGTAGGCCCATAGACTGATGAACTCGAAGCAAAAACAAAGCGCCTACACTTAACCGCGGTAGCCGCCTGCAGGACATTGATGAATCCTCGCTCATTGATATCGGTCACTAGACCAGGCTGATCCCAGGAGCGCGGGACCGATCCAAGGGCCGCCAAGTGAATCACATCATTCGGCTGCTCATTGACGAAGATCGAATACATGGTCTGAAGGTCCCTGATATCGGCATTCCAAAACTTGAACTTATCCCAGTGATGGGTGGCGGCCTTCATCCGATCGGTTGGCATTAGAGATGGGTTTAGCAAATTATCAATGCCGATCACCTCGAACCCATTATTAAGAAGGTATGGGACGAGGTTTGATCCGATGAAGCCCATGCAGCCGGTGACTATGACTTTCATGTACCATTCCTTTTTAATATTGGCTGTAAAATACCAATCTGTAACATTCCGACATCGACCTCAATTATATCTCCTGCTTTAAAATCTTCGACGACAATTCCAATTGGTTCATTTAAAATACTTCTGTCGAATCTATAGGGAGCGTTACATTTTCTGCATCTTGCTTCTTCACCAAGATAGAATGGAGCTTGTCCTCGATCGCGATATACATCTGATGGATCGTTTGGCGTATGCTCTATAATATCACGGGCGAAAGTAAATAAATGATCGCCGCACTTTTGACAATATGCCTTTTGATTTTTATAAGCGAATATCATTTCCCAGCATCCGGTCTGATCGAAAGATTATATTTTCGTACAAGAGTAATTAAATCATAAAATTCTGGATACCCAAAATCTGCTAAGTAGCTCTCCATAGCTTCCATATTCTCCGGAAAACATGCCCCGCCGTAGCCTAGCTTTCCGTCTGGGCCTGGCACCTCGGTGTGAGGTCTATTAATGAATCCGCTCATTAATACGCCATTAAGTACGTTTCTATATTCTAATCCAATCTCATGGCTAAGTTGGCAAATCATATTAAAATAGGTGACCTTGATGGCCCCGAAACAATTATGAGCAAATTTAGCGAGTTCTGCTTCTTTATTTCGAACCATGATAATTTCTTTTTGGCCTTCGAATATCGTAGCGATAAAGTCCAGATCAGTATCACCGCATAGGATCGCTAGCCTATCCATCTCCATATCGGCTATTCGGGCCGTTAAGAACTCAGGGCATGAGATAGTGCCTAGGCGATCATTCGTACCAGGGAGGACTGTGGAGCGAATGAATACCTTTTCTGTAAAACTCTTTGCGAATCTAACACAGGACTCGAGTTCCGCTTGATTTTGCCCGTTTAAAGATGGCTTAACAGGAATGCAAATAAATATAGCATCACTATTATATAGATCATCGGTCATTCCTTTGTACGGATCCCATCTAGCAATCTGATGTGATGTCTCTCGCGCTATCCAATTAGCTAGTGCCCCACCGATTACGCCGACCCCAATAATGCCTATCTTCATAGTATTCCCCTCGTTTCTGAAATACTTTTTCAATTTCTATTTACAATTGCAAGTAAAATTGTTTAGAATAGCCAAATGGAAATCAAATCCCTTGATGAGGGTATCATCGAAAAAGAGCCGATTAATAGTCCCATTCATATCTCATTCACTCGTCTAGAGTGGCACCGCTGGAAAATGATCCAGAGGCGTTTAAAGACTGCAAAGCCGAATGCAAAAATAGGGGAGTTCGCTCGGATTGCTTTACGTGATTTGATGGACCGTCTAGAGCAGTTACTCGATAAGCACGAAAGTAAATAATATTTATACATTTATTTTACTTTTAATTGAGTCCGCCTAGACGCATATTGTCAGTTATTTTCTCTTTCGATATTCTACTAGTTTTTCGAAATTGATTCCTCTATATGACTTGCAATTTCACCTTGGTCTCTCCATCCATTCCAGTAGTCAAATAATGATCCGATCCAATCTGGATGAAGAAAGCACCATAGATCTAGGAAAAAAGTTCCTGCTACGGCCGCCATACAGATCGTTTGATTCTGTTCTGCATCGGGCCTGATTTTAGTCATGAATAGAATGTGGATAAGTAAGAAAAGATAGCCGATCGGAGCGAGTGGATAGAGCCACTTAATCCGACCGCAAAGAATAAGATGCCAATAAAAGCATGGATCAATAATGAGGTCACCATTTGGACATACTCCCTTCCAGTATTGTCGATAGAATTCATGTTTCACGATCCAATCTTTTTTTGATTTCCATAGGCCTGCAGAAAGACAGACAAGTTGATCACGACTAAAGATTCTAGGATTATCCCAACCATGCTGCTTCGGATGCCTGACGAATCCTTTGGAAGTCCAATGGGTCTCAATAATAATTTGATCAATTTTTGAGCCAAATAAAGCCATGATTCCGGTAGTGCGACTGCTGTCGCCGCCATCGCCTTGATTTGGTGTTTCAGGGTAATGCTGAACTATGATTGCATAATTATCTCTGACAATCATCTATTCCCCCTAGACTCAGGATCGATGTTCTTCGCCACAAAAATATCTTGATCTAGAATAAAGACGACTTCAGCGTCATAATTGCCAACACGTCTGACCATGATCTCACAGGGTCCGCTTATCGAAAGGTAATCAGATTGCTTCAAGCTTGTGGCCCATCGCTTTTTTCTCTTATCTGTTTCATATGACTCCACCTTATTGGCTTTATTAGAATCGAAACGTGCTCGTCTGAGGATCTGTGGAGTATTTTTTTTGCTGTTATTTGCATTATCCATTTATCATCAATTCCTATTATTTTTGCTACCGTATCTTGAACGACTTTTAATCGTGAATCTACATCGATTCTCTTTGGTTCATTTTTTTTTGTAATTATCTTTTCTAAAGGAAAAATAAAATCCATTTCAATATCTAGGCAATAACCTTCTTTTATCCATCGCTCAATATCCCTTCTCATTTCTTCGACCTTGAATCTATTTCTAAGAATCCATAATTCTATTTTCTGATCGTATGCCCTAAATTCTGGAGTCTTGATCAATCTGCCTTTCGATGGCATCAATCTGTGATTATTTGTTGGCGGAACAGCAAGTCGTTCTATTATAATATTCATTTACAAAGTTTTTACTCTTTACTCGCAGTTGGCAATGAATTCTTATTTAAGGAAACCATTTGCCCATTCTACCCTCGTCCTTCCAGTAAAACGCCGCTGCCATATCTGAGCGCAACTCCTTCGAGAAGAAAGGGCACATAAGCACAATGGGTGTCATGCAAAGCAAAAGCGCGATCACGATGAAAAACATGAGGTAATTTGTAATGAAGTGGAGGAGTTTCATTTTCCCACCTCTTCGATTTCTTTAATTGCCCTATTCATGAGAGTTTCACCTTTTTGATATCCACATTCACACTCAAACTCTTCATCATCATAGGCACAAGTGCATGGACAATCTTCATAATGTACTAATCCATGATTCTTTACCGATTTTAGAGCTAAGAGTGCTAGATCAAGTTTCGCCCGCAACTTGGCTTCTCTTTCTTCACATAGGTGAAGCTGCATCATTAACTTTTTCTCCCTATTTTGCAGTTGCTCGCATAAATCATCTGTTTCTTTTAATTCAAGCTTGAGGTCACTAAGCTCAGCTTGCATTTGCTCTGTCATTTCACTCATAACTCTTTCCCTTCATCTAAAGCGGTATTCTACTTTCCTTCGGCATTCTCACCGCCTTTCGCTATTCGGCTAATATAGTTCACATTACTCCCATATGGCTCACGGATGATGCTCCAGGCGAGCAGCAATCCATTCGCCATTCCACGCATATACTCATCAGCGTTAGCATTAGCAGGATCACATTGAATCTCAACGACATCTTTCAGGTCATCAAGCCGTTGACTGATATCGTAATTCTCATATTTGGAATCGTATTTTTTTATTAAATTATTCATCGTCTCGCTTCCACAACCACGGGCTTCTTTCTAAACTTCATTTTAATTCTCCTGTTACTGCGACCACGACCACGACCCCGACCGCGACCCCGACCGCGACCGCGACCCCGACCGCGACCGCGACCCCGACCACGACCACGACCGCGACCGCGACCCCGACCGCGACCCCGACCGCGACCGCGACCCCGACCACGACCACGACCACGACCACGACCCCGACCACGACCACGACCACGACCCCGACCACGACCCCGACCGCGACCCCGACCGCGACCAATCATATTGAGTTCTTAATATTGCTTGATTCATATTTTTACTTCTGAGTTAATTGTGGTTTTGTGATTTCAGTAATATCTAAAATTGCACCTTTATAAATTATCACGTCCCTGAAATATGGCTCAACTTCTTTAAACACTTCATCTTTGCAAGTTTGCGACCATCTCTCTGTTTCAGCGATCCATGCAGCATCTTTTAAGAGTAACTCTGTTTTGCTTTGCGCTTTTAGGACTCCTGTATAGATCATTGTAACAGTTCTAATCAGATAAACTTTTCCTATTTGTAAAAATGTGGCATCTTGAGTTTCATCAACCTTAACTTCCAGTTGATTTACATCATTTGCTTTTATCCACTCTTCACCATTGATTACCATTTTTTGCATTTACCTATCTCCTTCGTTTGTTAAATTATTATTATTTATCTTTGCGAGTGCTTGGCGAGCTTGCGTCCCAATATTACAATCTCCATAAATATCAGGATCTAATTCATAAGCGACACAATGATGCTCATAATTACGCCCTTCATCAATCACAGTGAAATTTGATTCCTTCGAATAAAACTCCAGAGCTTCAGTCGCAATTTCCAATTTCTCTTTTAACAATTCAATCTCATCCAACTGCTGCATATCTCGAATACCTTGAGATGAAACTAGTTTGGATAATTCTGCACTCCGTTTCTGGGCTTGTTCGTAATCCCATTCGCGAACCACAACGATTTTCTCTCCGTAAGCTATTGGAGGGCCACTTATCGTAGGCCTCCCTGTATATCCATCCCATAAAGTCCATTTAAAAGGAATTTGCACCTCACGCACTAGCGGCTTTTCCTCATCGGTCATTTAATCACCCTCTCACTCGCTTCTTTCAAAACCGCATCAACTTGGTAATAGGCATCTTTGAAAACGGCTAGATTGAATTTCATCTCTTCGTTTTCTTTTTCGAGCCTTGCAATTTTATCTCTTAGAAACTCATTCAAATCATTTGCTTCAATTAATTCATGATGAAGTTTAATGGCTCTATCTTTTGCTAATTTGAATTCATCATCAATTATTTTCATGAACTCTGGTGTAAATATTGGCGTATCGTTTTTGATCATGATTACCTCAATCTCGCAAATGTTTAGTCATCAAATTTGGCCAATCAAAATCAACCCACGGAATCAGCATCACATTTGCACTTCCGCATGACTTACAAGTGCCAACAGTCACGGTGCACACATGACCTTCGGGAAATTTGCCACCGGCTTTTTCAGCGCACTCCTCGCAAATCCAATAGTGATTTTTGATTTCAGTAAGTCTTTTGTTCATCTCATCACCCTCGCGAGCATAATTGTTATTCCCATCGCTACCACCAACACCAAAACCTCCGCAGTACTCATCGCTGAGCGAGGCTGACTTGCAACTTGGTTTATAACTTCGTAATTAACGGCTGGATTCATTTCTTTTTCCTACAACTTAATAACGTCATTACTGCGCTCGACTCTTTTAGCAATCGCGAGCATTCGTAATATCTTCATTGCGACCTCTTCAGCATTGCTCACGGGCCATCCAGCGTCTTTTCTGCGCATCAAATCCTTATAGCTTGGAGTTGACTCTAAAGTGACATTGCCATTCACACGGTCCCATAGTTCAAAAGTCACGGTGCCGGTCATGGCATTGATTGGCGCTTTAGTTTTCTGCGCTTTGCGGAGTATATTGCAAATTTGGAGCGCAAGCGATCTTGCCGACATGGCCCGCTCTTGAACAATGTCTTCGCCAAGTTGAAGCTCTGAAACTGTGGAACGATAGCCGAGCTTCATAAGAGTCTCATCGTCATAGATTTGAATTGAAACGTAGGAGTCTGGAATTTTTGCGTTCATTTCTGCCTCCTTTCATTGTTCCACTTAATCAGATCACTCTTAGTATAAAAAACATCGCGCCCGAGTTTGGTAAACTTCGGACCTCGCTTCATATATCTGAGATTGGATAAAGTTTGAGGGTGGACCTGAAGGAATTCTGCGGCCTGCACTGTTGTTAACATTTATTAGACTCCTTGGTTTTTGCCTTCTAGAAATTGATCCATGCGGCGCTTTTTAGGCGGCTCTGGTTGTAGTGTTTCTTCGATTGGTTGTGGCTCTTCATATCTTGGCTCTAGCGGCGACATTTGGACGGGCTTAGGGATAGGCTCAGACTGGCTTTTGTGTGTGTCCGTTGTGCTCGTTTCACCAATCTGAGCCTGGTCTTCGTCATCGCTGTTCGTATGAGCCACGTCAATGAATTCTTGTTGATTCTGGTCTTTGACCTTTTTCACTTCTTTAATTGTATCGTCATCTTTTAACATGCCATCAATATCAGTTGATTTTGGCAGTCTTTTGGCAAGGCGCTTGATAACTGTTTTCCGCATCATTTCTTCAGGATGCGAGCCCCATGGCCCATTATCTCCAGAGGGCGATGATTTTCTAACGTGATTTATTTGCGCCATGGTCATGACCTCGAAATAGAAATCCCCGTCTTTGGTCTTGGCCAAGGCAAAAACCCCGATTGCTTTGCCGCGTTCCCCAAACATATCTGGATTAAAATTAATATGTTCCCCGTTCATATCGACGAAGTACTTAAAATCATCTTTTTCATGCACCATTTGGCTCGTAATGGTCGCAAGCTCGCCGGAATTCCTAACGAGCTTTAAAACTCCACCGACCATTTGAATGAACTGAGCCTTGCCCTTGTAAGGGATAATTACGCTTTCCACGCCGTCCGGGACCAGGCCACAGGCGGCAGCCTTCATGCAGGCCGAAAGTAAAGACGTTCTATCGCACTCGACCAAGCCTCTTGTGGTCATAATAGCGCTCTGGATGATTCGAACAAAGCGATCCACGGAGACATGCTCGGGAAGCGCTAGTTTGAATTGCGTTTTCATATGGTCAATTGTCTGTTTAAGCTCATCGGCTTTGGTTAATGCCTTTGCCATAAAATTATTCTCCTTTGTAAGTTAAACGAAAATTTCTAAATGCTTTTCTGGTATAGCTCGGCACCATGGTCTCCGCAGTCATTTTTGCGCTCAGAGAAAAAAGTTTAGAGCGGCACCTTTCAGCCGGTCCGATGGCTTCCAATAATTTCGCCTTGGCGATTTCTTTGCCGGACTCCCAGAACTTCACATTGTCGGAGCATCTTTTGTACTCTGCCGCAAGCTCTTCAATTTGCGGAGTGGGTTCAGCCTCAAGATCCTTTTTGGAAAATTGATTCATGGAGATAATAAACTCTGCGTCTTTTTCCCAATCGGGGCTTGGCTCGATGCCGTCAATAATACTCTGCCAAAATATTTTAGATTTGTCTTCGATGGCCCTAAAAATCCTATCATCCGGCAAAATTTGCGTTGTGAATAATTCATTTCCACCAACGAGCGCGCCCAGTAGGACGCTTTCCCTGCCTGAGACAAAAAGTTGGTGCTGACATTGGAATTGGATATGCAATGGCGCTTCTATGTCATCGCCGTCAAGCCAATCGTTTTTAAACACCAATCGATCGACGTTCTTAATTTCAAGAATTCCCTTGTCACCTATTTGAAAGTCAAAAGAAGAGCCTAGCCTTAAGACGGGGTTTCGCAGATATTCTTTAAATGGGGCCACTTCAATGTTTAGGTCTTCAGCAATCCCTTGGGCAATTGTAGCCTCGAGCCTTCCGCCCCATTTCATTCTTTCGTTTTGCTCAATCTCAACAACTTGTTGAGATCTTTTTTTATGCCACATCTCAAAATAAGTAGAGTAGGGAGACGCTCCAAAGAGAGTCGCGCAATCGGTTGAGGTTAAATCTTGTGCACGCTCTTTAAGCCACTCTTCATGACTTAGGTTTTTCAAACTAACGATAGACATTGACACTTCCTTTTTGCATTCGTTACTGTCACGTCATTAATTATTATGCAATATAATAATATCTTAGAAAGGCTGTCCAATGAATTTAAAGCAAGTCTGTGAGGATACTGATAAGGCTTTGGCGCTCGCACAAGAGTTAATGAAAAAATCCAATGATAAAACTCTCCATGATGGCGAATTAAAAGAGACCTTGGACGTTATTATTTTTAGATGCGAGAGAGTCCGTGATCAATTACATCAAGCTTTGAGTCAGATTCATGATGGTTGATTTATGAAACCAAGAATACTTTACGTAAACACCGAAGAAGCCGCAAAAAAACTCAGTCCAAGCTTTGAGAAGTTCAAAGAGTATAAGGCCAGTGACTTGCCAGACGAGCATAAAGAGATTTACGTGAGGCTTAAGGACGTTGAACATTATTTCGACAAATGCGTAACTGCAAAAGAAGTTATAATTTTACTTAAAAGGATTAGTTAATGCTTTATCCGACAATCGAATGGAACGACGGTTTTTTTATAAACGAAAGATCTTTCCCGAACGAAAACGAAATACAAGAGGTTATCTTTGTACTTCGGTCATCAGGTCCAGAGTTTTCGACTGTTAAAAAAACAGTATTTCAAAAAAAACTCTTAAAATTCTCTATTGATGAGAAGAGAACCGCCATGGTTTTCGTTTATTTGTCAGACGTAGCTTTAAGAAACTTTCTACATGATGAAGACATTCAGCATTATATGCAGTCTGTAGCCCCATGGTTATTCACCTATGGAAACCGTCAATCTAAAGTTGATCTTTTAATTGAGCCTTAATCTCTTTTAAATATACTTCTACAAGCTCAAAGCCGTGCTCATAAATAGGCTCATTATAACTAGGCCAGTGATCCGAAAGGGTCGCTAGCGCCTCCTCGATGCGTTTAATGGCCCTTTCCTTTTGCTGGTCGATTTGTTGTTGTGATTCGATGCTCATACTTCACCTTTTTCTCTTCGTGTCCGGTAATTATCAAGGCCGTCTTCAATGCCAACTTGGAGTGCATTATCAAGGAAGTTGCGAAGTGCAATTAAATTTCTCGTGCCATCATAAGATTTCATCGCATTCATAATCTCCTCAATCTCATCTTTAGTTAGTCGCACGCTAACCCTAATTGTAGCCCTTAAAATGCCATCTACCGATTTAGTGAATTTAAGGCTCATGGCAAATTGTCCTCATTGACGGAAATTAAAGCATCCAGCCATTCGCCGAGAAGTTCAATGACTTGTAAGTTGGCCCCTGACTCAGATTCGAAATTCCATACCTGAGCCTCTTCTTTGGGAAGCATTTTATTCCACTCGGTCACTAAGAAATTACCGGCATGGGTCTCTTTAATCGTAATTCTAAAAAGGTGATTTTCTTTGCAGTAAATAATTCTATTAGTTGGGATCATGGCTTAACCTCTTCCTTTGCGCCAAAGCGCGCCATGAATTCTTGAGCAAGACGTTTGCCATCACCTTCAAGAATTAATTCGCCGTGGTCGGCATGCATAAAATAATCATCTTGGAAATGCTGATAGTCGCACCCAGCCGTGACATAGATTTTGCCCGACTCAAAGCTGAGCTTTTCTTGGTAAAAAGTAATTCCGCCATGCCAGTCTAATGAATCCAGATCGCTGTCAAAGTAGTCGTATCGTTGTTTGAGGCTTCCATATTCGCAAGGCACAAGTTTCGGGTATTTGATATTTGGAAAGTCTTCTTTGAGAAAATTTAAATAGAGGCAGTTAAACCATGGTCCCACTACTCCGGACGGATAGTCAGATTTCCAGGAAAAGGTTTCTAGATAGCAGCGGCGTTGATTAAAAAACAGCCTTCGCCTAATCACGTCTTCAGTTTTGATAAAATCGAGCATTTAAACCTGCACCAATTCGTCGTCAGTTGCGACGTAAGACCACTTTTTTACCTAAGAGCCTCATTTTTATATACTCACTCATTCCAAGACCTTCTTTTTTAGCAAGACGAATGATGAGTTCCTTTTCTTTTGGCGTGCATCGGATGTCGATGCGGTCTCTTGTTTTCATCTCGGGCTTATGCCCGTCTTGTTGATGCCATTTAGATTTTTCCACAATACCACCATTAGATTGATTCAGTTATCAGCATCTTGATTCTATCTATGTCTTTGAGCACACTTTCGAAAGCCGCCTTGTCCTCTTCATCGAAAAAGTCAGCGGCAAGTATTGATTCAAATTTAGAAAGTAATTGCACTAATAATAAAAGTTCTTCATTAGTCATTAAAAACCTCAAAATCTAATTCTATTTTTGAAAATGTTATTGTTTCTGGTTTTCTAGAAGTTGTATCAAAACAACTGATTTCATAATCAGGGCGCTGAGTTTCAAAGATTTTAAAATTTACATCTGCAATTGCAGCCTTAACATCATAATCGAAATTATTAAAATTCTTATCATTCTCTTTAAGAAAAGAGATTAACGCCTTTTCGCCTTTATCGTTTAATCTTAAAATAACTTCCTTAACATTTTCGACATGTCCCCATTGGAAAGAACCCATGTAGCCTTTAATTTTAAAGTTATTTCTGCATTCATTTATTTCTGTTATTTCACAAAAATCGGGTATTCCTTCGACCTTTATTAGAGACCCTACTTTTATGCTTTTTAGTATTTCAAGCATTTTAAACCTCCAATTTATAGCCGATATAATTCGCGGCATCTTCAGATTCGTAAACGATGCCTTTTTGATCAGCCTTAAGCTTTGCCAGAATTGCAACCCCATTCAGTTTGTTCATACTATCCACCTTTCATTTTGGTGGAAGATAGCTATTGACTGACATCGTATCCACACAAAAGGGGAGATTTGTAAAAAGGTTAATTAACTTTTTGAAAAATAATGTCTCCAAAAGTCTTGGGATTCCTTTAATGCTTCATTAAATCGTTTAACCACATTAAAAATTTCTCTATCTGCTTTTTTTATATCTCCTGAAAGAGATGGCAAAAATGCTTTTGAGGGAAATATTTTTTTTCTAATTCCAGTAATTTCCCCAGAAATCGGAAAAAGCCAGTTTGTTGAATTGCGATTCTTGTCGCCTTCTTTGCAAAAACAAAAGCAAAAAACTGAGCAACCATTAATCTCCACCCATTCAAAACCAGTATCACAACAATAGGAACATGACGGTACAAAATTAGTAAGCAAAAGCTTTGATTCTTTTTTATTATAGTATTGGCCAGTTTTTTCGAAGTAATGTTTTTTAAAAGCCTTTGCAGCCTCCAAAAAATCGGATGGCAATGGCATTTTCTGAAAACTATCCATAAAGTGATTAGCTATATTTTGCACAATATCAAGCTCAAGATCGGCGACAGCATTGTAAATTCTTTTTGCCCTAGCTTGATGTGTAATTCCTGGCCATAAATCTTGCATTTGATTTAATACGGATTGAAATTCAGCTAAATTAATTTTTGGCATCATTTCACCCCATAGAATTCTTTCAACTGATCTTCAGTCATTGGCGTATTTGAATTATGCACAATTTCTATCCAGTCACGCCATTCGCCCATAAACGTGCTAAAATGCTTTATAAACGACGAATCTTTTACCCTTGCTCTGACATGGATTGAATAGTTATCGATCGACTGAGATAGTTTATCAAAGTCCTGCATGGTCTTTATCTGGGTTTTGCAAATCTTAAGACCTCTAGTCTTGCCCTCCTTTCTTGGATATTTTTTATAAAGAGATTCAAAATCAAACTTGCTCACATCGTCCGAAGGCGATTGAGCTATATATATATTAGATTCTTTAGAAGACTCTTTAGAAGACTCTTTAGGTATAGGTTCACCCTCCAGGGCAAATTGATTTGCCTTATGGGGCAATTCCATTTGCCCATCTGGACAATTCCATTTATCCCTTTCGTCAACATGCATTTGCCCTACAGGGCAAATGGACGTTTCAGTAGTCACTAAAATTGTATACCATCGAGTCCGGTCATATTTGCTCTTGTTATAATTCCCGATTAGTATGTATTTTTTTTCAACAAGGATGTTGATCGCTAATGTGATTTGTTTTGCACTTAAAAATGGCAGGCTATTCGTCCAACCTTCAGCCGAGCAATAAGTCCAATATCGGCCATCGTGGAATTTATAGGCATCATTCTTTAGTTTGGCTGATTCGCAAAAATACCTGATTTTTTCAAAAACAAATGCGGCATTTACGCCAACCTGCATTGCAATTTCTGTGTTGATTCCAGCGTTAATCATTAAAAATGCCTTTTGAAATTAAATTTTTCAAAGCCGACTCGACCTCAGGCTTGGTTAAAAATGGCAACACCTTCATCCAATAAGTTACATTCAAACTAATTTTATTATCGAGTCCCTGCCCCTGCGCTGACCGCATTTGCGAATCAAAGACAATTGCCTCAAAAAGTATAGCCTCAACGATGCCGTTGGCACTCGCAAATTCTGAATCAAAAACAACCGTGCTCATAATAAACCCCTCCCCTAGCTGCAATTCGCCGCAGTTTTAAACGAGAAAAAAGAAAACTAGTTGGAAATCTTAGGCGTCAATTTTCGAGGTCTTTATGGGATAACTCTTGACGATAAGCTCTAGACGACTTAGACATTGATTAACAGGTTTATCAATGTGTCTATGTCGGGTCAGCTACCAAGCTGGCCTTACTTTTTTCTAGCTCCAAATTGAAACCATCACGGCAAAAGATTCAACAAATAAATTAAATTTAATATAAAAATAAGATGCGTTAAAAACTGCTTAGTTTTTAATACGTTATTTGATTTGGATCCAAATTGTAAAAATTACATTATCGTATGCACTGGTCGTTTATTATTTGCTCGTTCAATAATCTTGGAACTTCAATTTCTCTCACATACCAGACAACAACCTGATGAATTCTGTTCACAGAGAGTTTTTCATAGATATGTCGCAAATGACTTTTGACCCCTTTTTCACTGATCCCTAAATTTTTGGCCACATATTGCGTCGTTAGGCCTTTGCTATATTCGTGAGCAACGGCCAATTCTCTCTTTGAAAGCTCGATCACGTAAACACCTCTTGCTTATCCACTGGGTTATGCACATCTAAAATGCTCTTTTCTTTTGCGCAGAAACTCAACAGAATTAAATTGGCATAATGAATGCCCGAAGGGAGCAATATTTCTTTTCGTAGTTACCGAGGCTCTAGCCTGGGAATTTATTAAGACCATGGAGTCAGGATAAGGGTCCAAGGATGGGCCGCAGGTTTTTAAGTTGCAATGATTTGCCAACTTGATTAGCCTTTTTGTGGGCGTTTCGTATTCTACTCTTTATGGCTCGAGCTTATCCCTCGGGCCATAATTTTTTCTTGCGCTCACTTTTAAATACTGAAACCATGAGTTACCTTTCTTTCACCGAGTTGTTGACTGCATTTTAAATCCCCAGACTTATCCACTGGGGATTTATTTTTTTGACGTTAGATTTTAAACTGCTACGATTTAGAGCAGGGGGCTTAGTGTCAATAACCATTCACTGTAAATACGATGCACTCGTTAATTCTAAAAAACTAAAAAACCATCCAAAAAACCGGAATAAACACGGTCAAGATCAGATTGAACGCTTGGCTGCCATGTATAAGTATCATGGGATCAGGCATCCGATCATTGTAAGCAATCAATCAGGTTTGATTGTGGCCGGCCACGGTCGAAAGCTTGCGGCTCTAAGGGCTGGCATTGAAGAATTCCCGGTTGAGTATCAGGATTTTGCATCACAGGAAGCTGAGTATGCATTTTTGCAGGCTGATAATGCAGTCGCATTGTGGGCTGAATTAGATATTGCTGGGATCAATGAAGACTTGCCGGAGTTGGGGCCAGATTTTGATATTGCGATGCTGGGAATTAAGGATTTCACACTGGATCCGAGCGAGAAGGAAGATGGCCATGGCGATCCAGATGAAATCCCAGAGGACGTTCCAACAAAAGCAAAACTTGGGGATTTGTTTATTCTTGGGGGGCATAGGCTTATTTGTGGGGATAGTACGGATCTTGCGACAGTTGAAAGGCTGATGAATGGTGAGAAGGCTGATATGGTTTTTACGAGCCCCCCATATAATGGCGACACTCATCTCGACTATGGAAACGGAAACGACAAGGCCCTTTATAACAATGATTTTGACGCTAAGACCTCGGGCGAATACATAGATTTTTGCCACTCAATATTGAATATTTGCCACTTAATTTGCGAAGGATTTATTTTTTGGAACGTAAACTATAACTCAAAAAGCAGGTTCGAATATATTAAATCAATATACCCATTTGTCGAAAAACTCCACGAGACCATAATATGGAAAAAGACAGGGATGCCTATTTCTAACGGTCTAACTAGAAACTGCGAATTTATTTTCGTTTTTAAAAACGGCGAAAGAAAGCATTTGTCCGCGGAATTCAAGACGGAATTTAACCTATGGGACATTTCTAATATAAATTCTCAAGACAAAGGTGAGCACAGAGCATGTTTCCCAATTGCGCTACCAGAAAAAGGTATCATGATTGCATCTGAAAAAGGGCAATCGGTATTTGAGCCCTTCGGAGGCTCCGGCACAACTCTCATTGCTTGCGAAAAAACCAAACGCAAATGCTTTATGATGGAATTAGATCCGCACTACATTGACGTGATCATTGCCCGCTGGCAGAAATTCATCGGCAAAAAGGCAGTCCGAGAAGATGGTGTTTTGTGGGATGATATTGAGGCATTCAAATGAGTAGGCCAACCAAAGACCTCGATAAAACCAAGCTTGAAATGCTGATGCGCCTAAAACCTACCCTAGAAGATACAGCCGCATTCTTTGAGGTCAGCGCAAGTCACATAGAAAAGTACGTAAAAAAGCACTATGGTGAGAGTTTTTCCGAGTTTCGGGATAAAAGAATGGTGCATACCAGATTTAATCTCATCAGAAAAGCCATTCAAAAAGCCGAGGCTGGAGACAATGTGATGTTGATTTTTACCCTAAAAAACCTTTGTGGCTGGCGTGATAAGCAGCCCGGCGAAGAAGATAAAACCGTCAAGCACGAAGGGTTGGAAAGCCTTATCGCGCAGAGTTTTGGAAAGAATAAAGAGAAATGAATATTGCCGCAGAAGCTATTCGCGCTTGGCGCGAAGATCCAGTTCGCTTTGTAAGAGATTGTTTCGGCGCTGAGCCCGATGAGTGGCAAAAAGATGCATTGATTGCTTATCGTGATAATAGGCGAGTAGCAATGAAGGCTTCAAAAGGTGTGGGAAAATCGTGTGTCATGGCTTGGATGATTTTGCATTTCCTATCAACAAATATTCGTCCAAAAATAGCGATAACCTCTATTAGTGGTCAGAATTTAAAAGACGGTATGTGGTCAGAGATTTCTCTTTGGCTTAATAAAAGTGAGTTTTTAAAAAGCCAATTCGAGGTCACTAAAACTAGAATTTATCAGAGAGAAAATCCAGAAACTTGGTTCGTGTCTGCTAGGACGTGGGCAAAAGGTGCCGATGCTTCTCAACAAGCTAATACTCTCGCAGGAATTCATTCGGAAGCAATAGGATTTTTTTGCGATGAGGTATCAGATTATCCAGATGGTGTGCTTGCCGCTGCTGAAGCCGCATTATCTGGAGGACATAATTGCAAGCTAGTTATTTCAGGAAATCCGACAAGAACAAGTGGCCCTTTGTGGCGAGCCTGTACTAAAGAACGCTCACTATGGCAGGTGATAACAATCAATTCTGATCCAGATAACCCAAAAAGAAGTCCGAGAGTATCTATTCAATGGGCGAAAGAGACTATACAAAAGTGGGGCGCATCAAGTCCATTTTCGTTGGTGAATATTTTCGGGGAATTTCCACCATCTGGTACAAATAATCTATTCTCAATCGATGATATAGAAAAAGCTATCTCACGAAAACTAGATAGAAGAGTGTATGAATTTGTTGAACGAAGACTAGGTGTAGACGTGGCCTTTTCAATTACGGGAGATTTATCCGTGATATTTCCACGTCAAGGATTATGCGCCTTTAGGCCGGTGGCTCTAAGTGGTGCCACCCCAACAGAATTAGCCTCTAGGGTAATCGCGGCAAAAATGAAATGGAGTGCCGATTCCGTATATTTTGATATTACCGGGGGCTATGGAATTTCCTCATTTGAAGCCATGAAACAAGCTGGTCATGATGCAATTGGGGTACAATTCGCAAGCAAACCAATTCTTGATGGAATGGGAAATAAAAGATCTGAATTATTGTGGAATATGTCAGAGTGGATAAAAGAAGCATCCATCCCAGATATTCCTGAATTGATAGAAGAATTATCAGTGATCGAATACAGCCATAATAAAGGTAAGCTCTACATAATGCCAAAAGAGTTAATCAAAGAAAAAATAGGAAGAAGTCCGGATTATTCAGATGGTCTTGCTTGCACATTCGCATTGCCTGACATGCCACGCCAAACGCATGAAGATCTTATCCGAGCCGCCTACCAAAACCCCAAAAACAGAGATTGGGACCCCTACCGAGACGCCTAGATTTTAAGCCACTACCAATTTTAGAATTGTAAATATTTCACAAATAGCCCACTCTGTACGCAGAGGGGTGATCATGTCTTGGTTTTCAGATCGCATCGGAATTAATTTAGACATAAATAAAGCAGCGGACCGAGCCATTGGCGGTCCACTCAATGCTTTATATGATGCCACTAGACCCAAAAAAGATCCAACCGCTCCAGACGTAACACCTCAAAATCAACTCATCGATGCCATAGACCAAGATACTAAAAAGGCCCAAGAAGAGAAAAATAGAATTACTCAAATGGCCTTACTTCAATCTCAATCACGACTTTTAAGAGAACGTCTTCCAGGCATGGGGACTAAAAACAATACGATCAAAACAGGTCCAATGGGAGCTCTGCCCACTTCAATGTTTCTTCCTAAGAAGGGACTAACTGGATTATGATTTTGGGATTATCAAAACGACAAGAAATTGAACAATTAAGACTTCAGCTTGAAAACGATAAGTCTACATTTCGAGCACATTGGTCCGATATTGCTCAATACATTTCGCCTCGAAGATATCGTTCATTCACTGGAGACGTGAATAGAGGTGATAAGCGTAACCAAAAAATTATCAACTCTTCAGCGACTCTTGCCTCAAGAACTCTCAGGTCTGGAATGATGTCAGGGGTGACAAGTCCAGCACGTCCTTGGTTCAAGCTTACAACCGATGACCCTAATATCTCTGAGTCAGGTCCAGTGAGGTCATGGCTTCAAATCGTGACAACAAGGATGCAGTCAGCATTCTTGAAATCAAATCTTTATAATGTACTACCAATTACCTACGGTGACATGGGGACTTTTGGGACAGGATGCTTTTACGTTGAAGAGACCTTTGACGGAGATATTTTCCGTTGCTACCCCTTTCCGATTGGAAGCTATTCGATTGCTTGTAATGAACGGGGCCAGGTTGATACCTTCTATCGTGAATTCCAAATGACAGTCCGTCAAATAGTGCAGAAGTTCGGGCTTCAACCCAATGGAAAAATCATTTGGGATAATATCTCAACATCGGTCAAAAATCTCTGGGAAACAAATTCTAAGGAAGCTTGGATTTATATTGTTCATGCCATTGTTCCAAATTCTGACTGGGACCCTGTTAAAAAAGGGAAAGAGTTTAAAAAGTATTCATCTTACTACTACGAACTAGGAGTCGGTGGAAATACTTCATCAACTCTTTCCAGCACTCAAGTTGAAGACAAGTTCTTGCTTAAAGGTGGATATGATATTTTCCCAGTTCTAGCGCCACGCTGGGAAGTTTCTGGAGAGGACGTCTGGGGAACTAACTGCCCAGGTATGGAAGCCTTAGGAGACATTAAGGCTCTTCAAGTTGGTGAGAAAAGAGTCGCGCAAGCAGTTGAGAAAATGATCAATCCGCCAATGCAGGGACCTGCGAAACTTCAAAAATCAAAAGTTTCGACTCTACCTGGCGACATTACCTATTTAGATGTCACTGATTCAAGCCAAGGGCTTAGATCAGTTTATGATACCAAGTTTGAAATCGAGCCTATGGAGTTAAAGCTCAGGCAGACAGAACAGAGAATCTCTCGTTGCTTTTATGAAGATCTGTTCTTGATGCTTTCACAGAGCGATCGCAGACAGATTACTGCGAGGGAAATCGATGAACGGCACGAAGAGAAGCTTCTAGCCCTTGGCCCTGTTCTGGAACAACTCAATCAGGATCTTTTGGATCCGTTGATTGATATTGTGTTCAACATCATGTTGAATAAAGATCTAATCCCTCCAGCCCCCGAAGAACTCCAGGGCAAGCCTCTTAAAGTAGAATATGTTTCCATTCTTGCTCAAGCACAAAAGCTTGTGTCTATTGGAGGGATTGACCGCTTTACTGGGTTTATGGGCAATCTTTTGCAGGTTGACCCCGAAGTCAAAGACAAACTCGATTTGGACCAATTGACAGACATCTATGCTGAGATCACTTCGATCCCTGAAGGAATCGTAAGAAGTGACGAAGTAGTGACACAAATTCGCACTAACAGAAATCAAGCACATCAGCAACAACAACAAATGCAGAATGCTCAGCAAATGGCCATGACTGCGAAAGATCTTTCCCAGGTCAAAGTCGAGGGAGATTCAGCCCTAACTCGTTTGATTGGAGCAAATGGCAATGTCGTCTAAACCTCTTGTAACAAATACTTCAGATACCGAACAACTTCGAGAAGCTCGGAAAAAAGTTAAATTGAATCGTGAAAACGAACTCGATGACATAAAGGCGGTTCTTTCTAGTCCAGAAGCTAAACGTTTCTTTTGGCGTATCTTAGAGCACTGTAAAGTCTTTGGTTCGGTCTTTGAGCAAAGCTCAAGGATTTACTACAATTCTGGAATGCAAGACGTTGGGCATTTTATCATGGCAGAGATTGCCGACGCTGATCCAGAGTTGATTTTTCAAATGCAGCAACAAAATAAACAGGGAGATTGACATCCTCCACTTCCTAAAGGGAGAGGATTCCTCTATTAGATGCCAAAGCTTTGAGCTTAGTTCTTTTAGATGAGTCTTTAATGCGAAATTGGAAGGTCTTAATCACCTTGCCAAGTTACTACACTTAAACTCTATTATTGCTTATTAATTTTACATTTGTAATAGTTACAAATAAGGAGACGCGCTCATCCCCTACATTAATGTCGAGGTCTTAGCGCGAAAAACACTATGACGAAACTGTCTTTATTTATAGCAATGACTCTATTTACGAACTTGAGCTTTGGCTCGGTTCGCGCTTTTAACGCTTCCAACGTAGACCTCGGTCACTTTGCTGAAGTTAAGTGCTCGACGGGTGTAACCTGTACGAGTTCTTCTGGTAAGCTCAATATCGTTTCAAGCCCATCTTTGACTGGTCCCCTGACTCTTGAAAGTGCAGAAGAGATCAACAACACAACCGACGATACTGTTCAAATCAAATCCAATGATGAAACTACAACCCTAAATATCCTTGGATTTGAAGCAAAGAACGCAGTTCTTGAATTATGGGCTGACCAAGGTGACGATGCCGCTGATAAGTATTCATTGACCGCAGATACTTCAGACAACTTAACAATCAAAAACAACACTACCGCACTTTTAACTTTTAGTAGCGCCGGGGCCATGAGCGCCGTGGGTTCACTCACTGGAGACGGTGGAGACGCGCTTTCAGGCTTTTTACAAAAGCAAGTAGCATCTACTACTACCACGCTCACAGCCGCTCAGTGTGGCTCAACTATTGTTAACGATAGCGCCGACGTGGTTTCTCTTCCCGAGGCTTCCACAGTTCTTGGGTGCCGGTACACTTTTATTGTTGGCAACGTCTCAAACTTTGACGTGAACCCAGACAATGCCGATCAAATTGTCCTTCTGACTAATGCCGCTGGAGACGCTATTCGAGCCGATGCCATTGGCGAATCAGTTGTGCTCGAGGCGATCTCTGCAAGTGCTTGGGCGCCGGTTGGTGCTGAAAAAGGTACGTGGAGTGACATCAATTGACGTCTGACCAATGCCATAGTTAGATTGCAGGCAAACCACAAAGGAGTCAACAGTGATTTGTCCTAAATGCAATCATGAACAAGAAAAATATGGCATTTATAAATGCAAGTCGTGTCGAATGATATGGCTTAAAAAATGGTATATTTCCAATCGCGAGAAAATTAACGAGGGTTCTCGCAATTGGGTGCAGAATAATCACGAGAAGAGAAAAGATATTTGTCGAAGATCGGACGCTAAACACAGAGACAAAAGAATCTTATATAAAAAGAAACATTATTTAGAGAATAAAGAAAAACATAAGTTGTGGGCGTCAAAACAAACTTCCGAGCAAAGGAAAGAGATAAAAAAAAGATACCTTTCAAAACTTAAAGCAAACAAGATTGGCTCTTATACAAGAGAAGAAATTTTTGAAAGAGACAATTATAAATGCTTTTATTGTGGAGGCGCTGCCAATGAAATTGATCACAAAAATCCAATTTCAAGAGGTGGAACCGATAGTAAAAGAAATGTAGTAGCATGTTGCAAATCGTGTAATAAAGAGAAGCATTCGAAGACGGCCACTGAATATTTTAAGTACAAAGAAAGACTAAATACAAAACAGCTACCAACATAATTATTGTTTAGCCTGTTTAATAATGTAACACTACAGAAGGGAGGATTAATGTCAGGTGCTCAAGATACAACTAAAACACCAACGGAAAATCCAGGCGAGAAAACGATAGCTGAAAAAATGTTTCCAGGCCAAGGGGAAGGTGGAACTCCAAACACTCCACCTCCAGCCGCTCCACCGGCAAACCCGGCGGATAAACCGGCAGAAGGAACACCTCCACCGGCGGAAGCAAAACCCAATGAAGAAGACATCAAGGAAGTCACCCTTCCCGAGAATGCTGTCATTGGTGAGTCTGATCTCGCTTCGATTAAAGAATATGCAAAAGAGCATGGACTAACAAATAAGCAAGCTCAGGCTCTTGTAGAAAAACAAAATAAAACTGTTAGTGAATATGTCGAAAGGCAGGTTGAAGCTTATAAGACAGAGATTGCAGGCTACGAAGGTGCGATTAAAGCAGACAAGGAAATGGGTGGAACAAACTATAACCGAACTGTTGAGCTTTCAAATCGTGCGTTAAATGGTCTAGCAAGTGAAGGTCTTATTAATAAGCTCAATGAATCAGGCATGAGAAATCATCCGGAATTGGTGAGATTTCTTGCTAAGATTGGTTCGCATTTAAGTGATGACCAAATGGTCAATCCAAATGCGAAACCAGTGACACCGCCTAAGTCATTTGCTGATAAGTTTTATAATAAAAACTAAAAACCTTTTTTTGCTCCATAACTAGGGGCCAAGGAGATTATAAATGGGCGTATTAAATCAATATGCGTTAACTTTAGCAGACTGGGCGAAGCGAGTTGATCCAGACGGTAAAACTCCAATGATCATCGAACTCTTGGGCCAAACCAATGAGATTTTAGACGATATGCTTTTTGTTGAAGGAAACCTCCCTACAGGAACTCGAACAACTGTCCGCACTGGTTTACCAACCGTTGCTTGGCGTTTGTTGAACCAAGGGGTGCAAGCCTCTAAAAGTGCTACAGCACAAATTGACGAAGCTTGCGGTATCTTAGAAGCATGGTCAGAGATCGACAAAGAAGTGGCTGATCTAAACGGCAATACTTCTGAATTCCGTTTGTCTGAAGCGTTTGCGTTTATTGAAGCAATGAACCAAGAAATGGCTTCAACTCTTTTCTATGGCAACTCGTCTGTAGATCCTGAAGAGTTCACAGGTCTTTCTGTTCGTTACTCTTCATCAACGGCAGCAAATGCTCGTAACCTTCTTTTGGGTGGAAGTTCTGATACAGACAATACTTCTATTTGGTTGATTGTTTGGGGTGCAAATACAGTGCATGGAATTTTCCCTAAAGGTTCTAAAGCAGGTCTTACTCACAATGACCTTGGTGAGCAAACTGTTCAAACCTCTACTTCTGTGGCAGGGACTCGAATGCGCGTTTACCAAGATCAGTTCATTTGGAAGTGCGGCGTGACTGTACGTGATTGGAGATTTGCAGCTCGTATTTGTAACATTGACATCTCGGCGTTGGTTGCAAAAACAAGTGCGGCTGATTTGATCGAACTTATGATCAAAGCGACTCACAGAATCCAATCTTTGAAAATGGGGAAAGCAGCGTTCTATGCAAACAGAACTTGTTTACAAATGTTAGACATCCAAAAACGCGATGATGTTATTTCCGGCGGCGGTTTAACATTCGATTCAGTTGACGGAATGCCACAATATGCCTTCAGAGGTATACCTGTGAGAACGGTTGATTCTCTCCTCGAATCGGAATCTTTAGTATCATAAATTTTGTTTAGTTTATTTAACCTTGGGCGGTGCCCATTCGCCGTCCTTGGTTTTCACATTTTTTAAAATTTTAAAGGAGAATTTTTATGTATGTTGATTCAGCTTTACAAGTATCAACCGCTCAAGCACTGAGTGCTTCTGGAGCTTCTGAAGATTACGTTGATCAAGGTGCGGCTCGCAATCTTGGAGACGGTGAACCTATGGCAATGGTCGTGCATGTTGATGTCGCGGCAACAACAAACGACAATGATGAAACTTATGAATTTGGATTTCAGTCCGATTCAGACAGTGGCTTTGGAACAGTTGTGACTCACGTTAGCAGAGTAATTTCTAGAACTCTTCTTACAGCAGGAACAAAGCACGTTGTCCCAATCCCTCCAAATGTAAGCATTGGTCGTTACTACCGAGCTTATTACACGTTGGGAGGTTCAACTCCAGCGATTACCGTTACAACTGACATTAAACCTATGTCTATGATCCAAAAAGATGCTGTTTACGCCGATAACGTAACAATCAGCTAATTGATTGTTTTTTGAGATGGGAGATTTATGAGAGTCGTCGCTAAGGAAATGATTTACATCTACAACATGCGTATTCGCGAAGGCCAAAAATTTACTTTGAAAGATCCAAAACATTTTTCAAAGAGATCGATGGAAAAAGCCGAAAACGTAAAGGCTGAGCCCGAAGAGGATGTTTCTGCTAAAGGCAAAAAAGGCAAAGTGAAGAAACACGCTGCCGAAGTCTTTGCGGCACCTGACGAAGATCAGGACGCTGAAGAGGTAATCTAAGAATCTAGGGGAGGCGTAAAAACCTCCCCTTCAAACGTTAGAGGTATTTATGAATTCAATGCTTCGAGATTATGAAACTGTGGCGGCATCGCAAACAGATCAAGCTCTTGGTCCCACTGGACGCAAGGGAGATATCCTTCAAAGACTGATTGTTGTTCCTGCTACTACTGGCGCCGGTATTGTGCAAATCAAAGACGGGTCTGGAAGTGCAATCACTGTATTTACAGGCGGTGGAACTTTATCAGATCTAAAAACCCACGTCATTGAGATTGGCGCAAGGTCAGCTTCAGGTGCTTGGAAAATCACCACTGGCGCAAATGTGAGTGTGATTGCAGTTGGTCGCTTTACTTAATTAAGGGGAAGTCATGTCTACGACAAAAACGCAAATCTGTAACATGGCTCTTTATCATCTTGGTAGCTCCAAAGAGATTGCCAATGTCGATGCAACAAATGAACGCTCGGAAGAGGCGAGAGTCATGCGCGTCTTCTGGGATATTGCCAAAGAAAAAGCTCTTTCTGTTCACTCTTGGACTTTTGCCAGAAGGATTATTGCTTTAAGTTTAATTGAAGAGGACCCGACCGATGAGTGGGGTTTTGAATACGCCTATCCTTCCGATGCCGTAACAATCACAAAACTCCAAAGTGGGATTAGACGGGACACAAGGCAAAGTATTATCCCTTTTGAAGTGGCATCAAATGACGATGATCAAAAGGTTATTCATACCGATCTTGAAGATGCCGTGTGTGAGTACACCAAAAATATTACTAACTATGATTTATTTACATCAGAGTTTACTTTGGCGCTTTCCTACTTACTAGCTTCCTTGGCTTCAGTAAAATTAAGTAAAGGTGACCCAATGAAAGCTAAGGATAAGTTTGAAAAGTTGTTTCATGTAGAAGTTCGAAGGGCAATTTCTAAAGGGATGAATGAACAAGTTAATGACGTTGAGCCAGACGCCGAAATTATAAGACTAAGGGAGTAATCAAATGGATATGAAAAATATGGAAGTAAACATGGTTTCAATGGCCAGTGAAAAAGAAAAGCCAGAAGGTAAAGAAGTTGAGCAAATGGACCAACCTCGTTATCCATGGGGTTTAAGATTAAATCTTGATGGGAAATCTTGGGATAAAATTGCTTCAGGAGTTACCCCAACCGTTGGCGAAAAAATGCCTATGATGATTGAAGTTGAAGTTATTGGCGTAAGATCAGAGAAAAACATGGGAGAAGAACCAGAAATTTATGTTGATCTTCAAGTTACTGCAATGAGTTTTTGTGAAATGAAAAAGGAAAAAATGTCTTTTGCTGATAAACTTTATGCAAAAAAGGGATAACAAAACATGTCAGCAATCACTCAAGTCAATTTTTCGGGAGGTGAGCTAACTCCCGAATTGCATGGTAATACTGGATTAGAGCAATATCGTAAGGGTGCTAAGACTCTTAAAAACTGCGTTGTTCGAAAAATCGGCGGCTTTTATAATCGTTCTGGCACGGAATTTATTGCCGAGGTCAATGATTCTGCAAAGACTATTAAATTCATTCCCTTTATTTTTTCAGATACTCAAACTTATGTCTTAGAGTTTGGTGATCAATACATGCGCGTCCATAAAAATGGAGTGCAATTAAAAAACGCAAGTCAAAATATCACTGGGATCACTAATGCTAATCCAGCAGTTTTAACTTATTCAGGTGCAGATAATTACGCCAATGGAGATCAAGTTTATATTTCTGGCGTTGTTGGTGCCATTGGTAATTATGTCAATGGACGTTGGTTTGTCGTTGCTGGAGTAAATACTGGAGCTAATACTTTTCAACTAAATTACCTCGGAGGAACGGCCGTAAACTCTACTTCTTGGGGAGCCTATTCAAGTGCTGGAACCATTGAAGAGGTTTACCGAATTACTACCCCCTACGTTGAAGCTGATCTTGATGAACTTCAATTTTCTCAGAGTGCCGATGTTATTACGATTGTGCATCAAAGCTATGCTCCAAGGGAATTGTCGAGAAGTGCTGATACTAGTTGGACGCTTTCGCAAATAACCTTTGATTCTGATACAGGAAAACCCACAGCAATCACTCAATCTGGAACAGCTTATGCATCGGCTAGTGCTTCAGTTTATAAAGTTACAGCAGTTGATGCTATTACAGGGGAAGAAAGCACTCCAGGATTTTGGGGCACTGGACGAACAATCACTGGAATAACTCAGGCTAACCCAGGAGTGGTAACGTCGAACGCCCATGGTTTTGTTAATAGCGAAATCTTTCTGACAGGCATTCTTGGAATGACCGAATTAAACGCAAGAAGATTTATTGCCGCATCCACTGGAGCAAATACCTTTCAATTGCGCGATGATTACGGCGGCGGTGGATATTTAAACACCACAAGTCTAACGGCTTATTTATCTGGAGGCACAGCCTACATTGTTGGAGGATTTGACGGAACTCTTCAGAGGGCAGCATCTACAACTCCAATTACAATAAGTTGGACCAAGCCAAGCTCAAATATCTCTTACTTCAAAATTTATAAATCTGATAATGTTCAATATGGTACTTTTGCTTTTGGATTAATTGGAACAAGTAATGGGATTTCGTTTTCTGATACTGGACTAACTCCAGACTTCACAGAACAGCCCCCCGAAGTTAGAAACCCATTCTATGGTTCAAGTAACTATCCAAAGGCAGTAACTCATGCTCAACAGCGCATATTCTACGCAAACACTGCTAACAACCCAGAAACTATTTGGGGATCAAAAACAGGTGCCTATCATAATTTTATTACTCGCTCGACAATTACCGATGATGGTCCCGTAACTGCAACTCTTGCAAATAGAAGAGTGAATCAAGTGCAGCATTTAATTGATTTAGAAAAAATGATCGCGCTTCTTTCTGGTTCTGAAGTTATTTTAAATGGAAATGATGCTGGGTTTATTACTCCGACTTCAGTTAATGCAAAGACTCCAACTTACAACGGATCAGCCTCTTTAAGACCTATTATTGCCGACAAATCTTTAGTTTATCTTCAATCAAGGCAAGTAATCGTAAGAGATATGAAGGTTGATACTCTTCAATCGACAGGAGATGATTTAACTGTTGCGGCAAAACATCTTTTTGAAGGACACACCATTGTTGATTGGGATTACCAAGAAAATCCTGACTCCGTGGTTTGGATTGTGAGAGATGACGGACTAGTCATCTCCATGACCTATGTCCCGACCATGGGAGTGATTGCTTGTTGCCAGCATGATTTTGGCGGTGGACTCGTTGAAAATGTTTGCGTGGTCCCGGAAGGAAGTGAAGACGCTGTTTATTTCTGCGTCAATAGGACCATTAACGGTGGCACCAAGAGATACATTGAACGCCTTTCCAATCGGTTTATTGACGATATTAAAGACAATAAATTCATGGATAGCTTTTTGAGCTATGACGGGCGCAATACGGGTGCGACCACAATGACTCTTTCCGGTGGAACCGATTGGCTCTATAGTGAGACGCTAACTCTCACCGCGAGCGCCTCAACCTTTGCCTCCACCGATGTTGGAAATGAAATCCATTTCTTTGATGCTGAAGGCGTAATGCTTGGGCGCTTTGAAATTAAAGGTTACACCGGGGTTACTGTTGTCACCGGGAAATTTGACAGAACAGTTCCGGCGGCCGTAAGAACTACGGCAACAACCTATTGGGCCATGGCCGTTGATCAAGTGACTGGCCTTTGGCATCTTGAAGGCGAAGAGGTTTCTGTACTTGGCGATTACACCGTTGTTGGGTCTCCTTACAATACGACATTAGACACAACCTACACTGTAGCAAATGGTGCTCTTTCATTTAGTGAATGTTACTCAGTGATTCACGTTGGCCTTCCGTACTTATCGGATTTTGAATCATTAGATATTGATTCACCTTCTATGCCTACATTACAGAAAAAGAAAATTCTAATCACTGAAGTTACGGCAAAGGTCTATAAAACCGCTGGCCTTTGGTTTGGCGGCGAGCCTCCAAGTGATGACACTGTTGATGCAACGGAAAATCTCACAGAACTTAAGCTACACGATGACGAAACCTATGACAGTCCAACCCCATTAACAACCAGTACTGTTGATTGTGTGATTCAAACAAAATGGGCAGAAGGTGGAAGAGTCTTTATTAGACAAATCGATCCATTGCCTATGAGTATTCTTTCAGTAACTCCAAGTGGCATTATCCCAGGAGGTAATTAGATATGTGGCCTTTAGTAGCATTAGCACTTTATCAAGGTTATCAGTCCTATCAGTCAGGCCAAAATGAAATAAGTGGCCTTAAAGAACAACAACTCTACAGAGAACAGATTGCTGGCCTTAACAATCGGCTATCTTCAATTTACTCTGAGCAAGCTTTACTTCAAGGCTATGAAGACATTGCCAAAGTTAATAAAGCTAAAACGGAAGTGATGGGGGCGCAAAGGGTAGCTCTTGCAGGCCAAGGGATTGATATTCAGTCTGGAAGTGCGGCTGAATTATTAGCCGAGACCGAAAAGAATGCGGCAATGGATTTAATCACTGTGAAAAACAATGCTTGGTTAAAATCCTATGGGATTAAGTTAGATGCTGAAATGGCAAGCCTTGAGGGTCGCATGATGGCGCAAGGTACGGCAAACGCCATTGCTAACACTCAGGCCACAACAAGTCTCAACATGCTTCAATCAGGCATTCAGGCCGCTGCCTACGCTCGCGGCGGAGCAAAGGGGTAATCAATGCCAGTCGTTCCACGTTATGACCAACCAAAGGTTGAAACCCAAATCCCTCAATTGAAACTTAATGCCAATGCACCGGCTGAAGCTTTTGATATGGGCCAAAGCCGGGCCCAACTGGAAAATGCTCAGGCAGGTCTATTAAAAACAGTCACCGGCTTTGCGGCAGAAGAAAAGAAAAAGGCTGATGAAGTTAGATTAAACGAAGCTGATAGCAAGCTCGCCGAATACCAATCGCAAGTTGAATACGGAGATAAGGGTATCTATTCCACCAAGGGCTTAGACACTCTAAAGCTCCATGATGGCCTTAAAACATCATGGACTGATAAAGTATCAGAGATTTCAAAAGACCTCACTAATGACCAGAAAGAAGCTTTTAGCAAGGTCGCGCTTAGACGCTGGTCCAATGTGAATGATGGCTTACAAAGACACACGTTTCAAGAGGTGCAAAAGCATGACAAGAATGTCTTTGAAAACGTCCTAAAAAACTCTCAGAATGAAGCCATGGAGTCCTTTGCTGACCCCAAGCGTATTAAAGAAGCAATCCAAACCCAGGTTCAAAAGATTGACGAGTATGCTGCTAGAAATGGAGTAGACGCTGAAACCAAGACACAAATGGTGCAAGAGTCTTTGAATAAGACCCATGCTCTTGTCGTTTCCAAGATGCTCGAGGCGCAAAACCCTCAACTCGCAAAATTCTACTTTGAAGCCAATAAAGACAATATTACCGGGGAAGCTGAAATTCAAATCGGTAAGATGCTCAAGGTTTCATTCTTAAAAGATGAATCACAAAAGCAGGCCGACAAGATTGTGGGCTCATCAAGTGGCATTGGTGCCGCCCTCGACCAACTGAAAGACATTCAGGACGTGGAACTAAAGGACGCCACAAAAGAGCGCATTAAAGACTTCTATTCGATGCAGAAGCTCGCTAAGGACCGACAACAAGAAGATTTGCATAATTATGCAGGAAGCGTTTTACAAAAGTCTGGCGGCAATATGGACGCAATCCCTCCCAATGTTATTGCCAATATGAACCCACAGACTCACACCGCGATTAAACGCTATGCGGAGTTTTTGAAAAAAGGCGAAGAGCCAGCAACGAATTGGCGCAAGTACACTGATTTGAGAAGCATGGCCAGCAATCCAGCGACTAGGGAAAAGTTCAAGAACATGGACCCGATGAATTATCGGGCTGATTTGGATGACTCTAAATTTTCTGAAATGGTGAAGCTCCGTGATGATTTGAGGCAGGGCTCTTCAAAAGCCAATGCGCAGCTTGATGCCGAGCAAAGTAATCAGGCCGTTATTGACCAATCTTTGGCAGCAATTAAAATTGTGAAAAAAGACGATGAGGAAGAGTACGCGCAAGCCAATCGCTCTATTTATGAGAGAGTGAATCAGTGGCAGGTGAAAAACGGCAAACAGATTTCTAACGAAGAACTGCGCAAGATTGTCGATGACGAACTTACTCAGAAGGTCGTTGGCAAAAAATGGTTTGGTCTTGCGGAAGATAAGCGCAGAAAATTTGATGTGAAGCCGGGCGACATGCCTACTAAGACGATATTAAAAAAGCAATATAGCCCAAGCCGCAATCAAACGAGAATTCAATACTCTGACGGGACTACCGAGGTAATTAATGGCAAATGATAACTTAGACGACTGGCAAGATATAGTTCCTCAAGGTAGTCAAGGCAATGAGGTTGATGATTGGCAAGACACAACGGAGAGTGCTCCAGATCAGCCGTTAAAAGAAGCCATGTTTCTAGCAAAGCAATCAAGTCCCGATCAAGCGGCAGATGCTTTCAGACTTGCAAAAAAGATGAGCCTTCCAGAAGATGCGACCGATTACGTTGAGCGCAATTATGACCAGTTAAAAAAAACCTCTGAGCCAGAAACAGATTTCAATAAGCTTGTCTCAAAGTTTCCAAAGACTTCTGAATTTCTCTCAAATCCAATCAATGCCAAGGTCGCGCAGGATGATATTGAACACATGTCTTGGATTGAAAAGGCTGTGGCGTCTCAAGAGCTTTCCATAAGGGCGCAAAAGGACGTAACAGATACCTATTTCCCTCAGATTGTAACTCCATTGGCTTCAGGAGTGGTTCAAGCTGGATCAGGTTTGGCGAAAGCTCCATTTTATATCTATGACCTAATCAATACCATTAACGCCAAAGCCGAGAACAGAACTCCTGAATTACTTCCAAAATCTTACTATGAAAATCCAGTCGCTAAATTCTTTGACGATGCCAATAAGAAATTCATGGATGAAATGCCTGCCCTAACTGACAACTGGCTTGAGCAAGTCAAAGAGGGAGACCTTAACGGAGCATCGCAATCAATTGCCGCGCAAGTATTGCAATCAATTCCTTATTCTATAGCAGCAGGTGCGGCCTTTGTAGCAGGAGGTCCTCTACTTGGCGTTTTAGGAATGGCAGCGCCTTCGGCCGCCGAAGACTATTATCAAAATATTGAGAATAAGAATGTAAGTCCTGAAACGAATATTGTTACAAGCTTAGGGAAAGGTTTACTTGAAGGAGGCTTTGAAGTCGTAGGGATTGATGCCGCAATGGGTGCAATCGCCAAAGGAATGTATAAGGGCGCTGGCAAAGTAGGAATAAAAGCCGTTGCGAGTGCCGCACTTCCAATGCTTCAAGCCTTTGGTGCAGAAGCAGCAGAAGAGGGCCTGACAAGTATTTCTCAAGACTTACTCGATTACTCGACCGGAAGAAATCCAGAAGCTACCAAAGGAATGTTTTCTAGAGCAATTCAAGCCGCTGGTATTGGTGGACTTGCAGGCGTTTCAAGTCCTGTATTATGGCATGAAGGATACAAGCGCTTTCAAGAAATGAAGCAGGCTGAAACCACTAGGGACATGATCTTATCTCTTACTGAAGAGGGTAAAAAGTCCAAGCTCGCAGAACGACTGCCTGAAAAATATCAGGAATTCTTACAGAAAAACTTTGAGAATAAAAACATTGAGAACGTCTATATAGACCAAGAGGACTTTAAAACCTTCGCGCAAAGTCAAAATAAGAGCCCTGAAGAAATAGCCGTTCAAATGGGCATTAGTGATGCATTCAATAAAGCTTCTGAATCAGAATCACCTATTGAAATGAAAACCGCTGAATGGGCTATGCAAGCAACAAGTAATCCTGAAATATTCAACGGCCTTCAAAATGATGCCCAGTATGGTGATACACATTCTGTAAACCAAGCAAAAAAAGCACACGATAATTTTAAGGCAGACGTTGAAGCTGAGAAAAAAAGAATGGATGAAGAACGCGCTACAAAGTCGCAGTTCTCTAAAGAAGCCGATACCATTGAATTAAACTTTAGGGATCAACTTATTGCCGCTGGGAGAAGTAAGAAGGAAGCCTCTGACAGTGCTAAACTTATGGGATCATTTTACCGTGCTTATGTTGGTGACAGGGCAGGCATTTCGCCGAAAGAATTCTTTGATAGATATCAATTTAGTTTTGAAAAAGGCACTCAAGACGCCGCCAATGTTGAAGCAAATGTTACCGTTTTAAATCAACAACAAATTGCCCAAAGACAAAACCTTTCTCCGCTTGGCTTTTATTCTCAAGTTGAATCTGAAGTTTCCAAAATGGACTTCAAGGAAATGCCAGCGCAAGACCTTTTCAATCGGATCAAGAACATTCCTGGCGTTAAGGCCACAGAATTAAATGCGCTTGGCTTACAAGATTGGGTCAACCAACAGCAAGGCAAAGTCAGCAAAGAAGACGTTTTAAACTTCATCAAAGAAAAAACTCCAGTCGTTGACCAGACTGTTTTGGGTGCTGGTAATACTAGCGATGCCTTTGATTTTTCTGAGCAAAAGTTCATTCCTTATAGTGCAGTAAATAGTTATTATGCTTTTAACGATGCCGTTTATATCGAAAGGGAATCTTACCTTGTAGACAATGAAGAGTGGGTTGAAGAAAACACCGCAGATATTAGAGCGGATCTTTTAGATGAATATACAGACGAAAATGGTGAAGTCGATGAGGACGGGCTCGAATCAGAGATTCAAACAAAATTAGAAGAGCGAGCCCAAGAACGCGCTGAAGAGTATGTCGATTCAGAGGATTATTATAATGCTATGTATGTCATCGAAGAGCGCAATTCTGGATATACTCTTAAGGGCAATGATGAGATCGGAGAATGGTACAGTAGTGATTTAAGGGAAATATTCAGCGGAAATGCCGAAGAAGCCAAGATTAAATTCGCGCAAAAACTGATCGAAAAAGGAATAATCGAAGCAAAGACAAGCGATCTTTTAACTGCCGACGCGGTTGAGTTTAATAAGCCGTCTTGGGCTCATCCAACCGATGCCACACTTAAAAAGAAGGCCAAAGAATTATTTTCTAAAGAAAAAGAGCGGTTTATAAAGATCGCCGAAGAAAACTATGGATCTAGTTATCAAGATTCAGATAAATCATCGGAAGAGCTTCAAAAAGAAAAGGAAGAAGATGCGCTCTATTTTGCCAAACAAGAAGTCAAAGAATCCTACGGTGACCCTTCTAATCCTCGAAACAACGTCACTATAAAAATTGATACTTCTCTCTTTGACGCCCAATTAGTCGGCAACAACAAAAAAGGCTATACTCTTGAGATTCGCAAGGACGCTGGAAGTCGTGCGAAAAGCATTAAGGAATACAAGCTCGAAGGTAATACTACTGAAGAAGCACAAAAATCAGCCGTCGAAAAACTTTTAAAGCTTGGCTTGATTTCAAAGGCGAAAGACAAAACCGGAAAGCCAATCAATCAGCCTTCGGGAAAAACAAAATGGTCTAGTCATACAGTCCCAGGCGGCGAAAACTACCGAGAGATATTGATTCAGTTACCTCAAAATCCTGGGGATAAGTTCACTTATAGTACTCATTTCAATGAAGCCAATATCCTAGCCCACGTTCGAACGACTGATAGAACCGATGAACAAGGGCGCAAGGTTTTATTCCTAGAAGAAGTGCAATCCGATTGGAACCAACAAGGCAGAGAGCAAGGATATTCTAATGAAGCAGAAGCAGAGAAAATAAAAGATCGACTAAGTCAGGTTGAGCAAGAACTTGAACAATTTCCTAATGCTTATGTAGAAGAGGGTAATGTAGAACACAAAAAGCTCCTTGATGAACATCGCGAGCTTACTCAAAAACGAATAGAATTGAATGAAGGTGTTCCAGACAACCCCTTCAAGCAAACAGAGTCATGGTCCGCTGTTACATTGAAGCGCATGCTAAAATACGCTCAGGAAATGGGTTATGAAGCTATAGCTTGGACTCCTGGAAGTGTTCATGTGAAGCGTTGGGGCACTGATTCTGTTTCGTGGGTGAAGAAAGAGCATGGTTTCCATATATATAATGAGACAACTGGGGCTATCGGCAGGACATATTCTGATAGAGAGTCCGCACAAGAGGGTCTGAAGGTTTTAGAGAATGATTATGCTGGCGATAAGTACTCAATAAAAGAAGGACCTTCTTGGCTCGTTGGGTCCGTCGAACAAGTGGGCGGCAACGCAGACGGAATGAATATCGAAGAGGTCGCAAGGCAACGCGGTCAACTGCTTGAGCGCAAAGGTGTTAAAGTTACAACTAAGGATCAACTCAAAGAAGTGATTCTAAGTACTTTACACCGCGAAAGAACCGACCGCTCACTTGAAAGCCTCACAGATCAGTTGTGGAAAAAGATGCAGACAGAAGAGTCTGGCGTCAAAGCTCCACGCAAAGAGGGAATGGAATTCTTCTATGACAATGTCCTTCCTAAGAAAGTGGCGCCCGACGTTTTAAAGAAACTTGATAAGGAAGCGAAGGTTATTGTCAATAATATTGAAACCAGTGATGAGCCTTTAAAGTCTTGGGAAATTGTTATCACTGATAAAATGAAGGATTATCTAGCGCAAGGACAGACGTTATTCCAAAACGGCGAAGACGAGAATCGCGGTCAAATCAAAATAGGCAATAATAGCTTTAGCGTTTCACTTTTTGAGAAAGCAGATCCAACCACTGCAATCCATGAATTCTCTCACGCATCACTTGAAATGCTCGGCGATCTTATGGAAGACCCAAAAGCCACAGAGGAAATGAAGGGCGACTACTCGACAATTCTGAATTTCCTTGGAGTTGAAAAAAGAGAAGAGATTCAAAAAGCTCAACATGAAAAATTTGCCGATGCCTTTGAGACCTACATCACAGAAGGCCGGGCACCGAGTGAGCGCCTAAGATCGGTATTCCACAGACTGAAACAATTATTCCTTCAGGTTTATAAGTGGCTCACTTCCGGCGGTGGAGTTCGCGACGTTCAATTAAGCCCTGAAATGAGACGGGTCTTTGATCGTATGCTTGCAACTGACGCAGAGATTGCGAGGGTTAAGCCCACAAGGCTTTTCTCTGACCCTGCGGCGATTGGAATGACTCAAGCTCAATCGGACCGCTATATAAAGGCCGAGGATGAGGCTAGGGCCTACGCTGAAGATCTCTTGAGGACAAAGATAGCAGCGGCGGAAAAAAAGCGTCAGCGTGGCAAATACAAAGAAATGGAAGCATCGATTCAAAAAGGTTGGATGAAGACAACGGAATCCATGCCCATCTATCAACTCCTTTCTGTGATCAGAGAAGAGAAGATGATTAATGGGGCCGATATGCCGGAAGCTTTGCAGGATCTAAAAATAGATCAAGAGGCTTTGGTTAAAATGTTCGGCAAGGATATTTTAAAAACTTTGCCCAAAGATGTTTACGCGAACAATGCCACGGGACCTCAATTCATAGCTGACTCATTTGGATTTGAATCAGTCACGCAAATGGTCGATTTGCTGGCAACGAGTCTTTCAAGAGAAGAGTTTGTTGCAAAGAAAACCAAGGAAGATCTTGAAAAGCTTTTTCCTGACCCGATGGCAAACATCCTTCCAGAAGATGCGTTAAGGGCAAAGTACAATGAAAAGTTAGCAGAAATGCGCCAAATTGAACTTGAGCATATGGCCACAAATAATCTTGGAACCCTCAAGGATGTAATCAAAAAAGTAACAAGGCGGCCTCCTAAAAAGGAATACGTTAAAGAACAGGCCATGTCTATTTTAGCAAAAGAGAAGGTCATAAATATCAATAAGAGTGTTTATGATAGGCAGGCTAGGAATTCCGCAAAAGAAGCCGGAAATGCTCTTACTAAAGGAGATTTAAAAGCGGCTTTTGATTGGAAATCTAAGGAACAACTTTTTGGTTATATGTATCTTTTGACTGAAAATGTTGAGCGCACCAAAGAACAACTTCAAACATTAACAGATAAGTTTAATCAAAAAGCTGACAACATAAAAGGCAGAAACCTTTCAATTGTTGCCGCCGGACAATCTGTCTTATCTTATTATGGAGAGTATAAATTTGAAGGCGAACCTTCTGATCAATTATCCTATTTAAAAGAATATGATGAAGATACTTATAATAACATCCTTGAAACAACTGAAATTGCAAAAGTTCCAGGCAAAAGAAATATTCAAGAATTAACCTATCAAGAATTATTGAATCTTAAAGAGTCACTGGCTGGAATTTGGCAGGTAGCAAAAGAAGATTTTACGATTACCAAAGAAGGTGAAAAGTTAAGTAAAGCCAACATCATTTTAGAAATGACTAATACTCTTGAAGAAATGATTGAGAAAAATAATATTCCAACTGAAGCACTCGATTACTCTAAAAAGAATAGATTTGGAGTTTTTAAAGATAATGTTTTAAGCCTACTTGCTCATGCAAAAAGGGTTGAGAACTTTTTCATGTCTTTGACTCCAGATAAGTATGGAAACGTATTTACAAAATACATTACCGATTATGCTCATGATGCTATTGCCGCACAGAGAATTGCTGAAGAAAAGATATTAAAAGAACTGGAAGAGATATTTGCAACAAAAGGAAATATCTTTGTTACGGATAAACTAACTCAGATTGATGAAATAGGCGGTTCTCTCACTCCTACTCAAGTTCTAGGTATGATTTTACACTCTGGAAATGATTCAAACATTGATAAGTTAGTTAGAGGTTGGCGCTGGAATAATTTCTATGATGCAAAAACGCAAGTAAGTGATCCGAATGCTTGGCGTGATGCCATTATGAGTATGATGAAAAGAGGGGTAATAACAAAAGACCATATGGATTTAATCCAAGCAATTTGGGATAAGTTCGAAAATATCAAACGTGAACTCCAAGTCGCACATAAAGAAATGTATGGTTATTACTTTGATGAAGTAACTTCAAATGAAATCAAAACTCCATGGGTTGACGAGAATGGAAAACCTATTGTTTATAAGGGTGGATATGCTCCAGCAATTTATGATCCTAATAAGAGTGCAAGTATTAATGAAAAGGACTTAAAGGCCGCACTTGAGAAGCAAAGTTATGCTGATTATTTTCCTACGACTGGGAAGGGTGCCACCTTAAGAAGGGTGCAAAAATTTGCGGCTCCGTTAGTTTTAGATCTTAACTTTGTTCCACTCCATTTTAAATGGGCCACTCGATTTATTCATGTTGAGCCAGTGGTTAAAAATATCGCAAATATTTTAAGGAATAAAGACATCACTGCAAAACTTGATATTATTGATCCTAATATTCTAAGAAATTCAATCTTGCCATGGATACAAAGAGTCGCCACTCAAAGAATGTATGAAAGATCTAAGATCGGAGTTATTGACGATGTAGCAAATTTCTCAAGGTCTGCCACTTCTATTCGATTTCTTGCATTTAATGTGAGGGGTGCAGTTACACAATTTCTAGGTGTATTCCTTGCGGCTGGTAAGATAAAGCCAAAATACCTATTCTCAACAATGGCCTCATTCGCAAATAGACCAATTGAAACCTATAAATTGATGGCTGAAATGTCTCCCTACATGAAAAATGTTGAAGATGCTCAGTTTCATGAAATCAAAGGAAATATTGAAAAGATTGTTAGGGATGAGACTCTTTGGGCAAAAGCTGGAGACGTTAACGAGTTTGTGAATAAAATTGGATTTTATTTATTTGGATTTTTTCAAGATAAGGTAAACAGATTCACATGGAATGCTGCTTTTAATGAATACATTGGTGAGAATAAAAACTCTAAGACCGAAGATGCCGTAAAATACGCAGACAGAATTGTAAGAGAAACCCAAGGCTTTAAGACTCCAGAGGGAGTCAGCAACCTAGAGGCTGGGTCTCCAATGTGGTCTCTTGCAATGCAGTTTTTAACCTACTCAAACATGCATGGTAATCTAATGTATTTTGAGACTAAACGTCTTCTCAGTGAAGAGGTTCCTGTATTGAAAAAAAGTGCGAGACTTGCTTACTTGTGGGGAACTGCATTTATTATTGCAAATGCTCTTCAAAAAGCACTCTACACTAGTCTAGGCGGAGGTTGGAAAGATGATGACGATGATTTCGCTGATCAGCTTTTTGATACCGTTATCATGTCTCAAATAGAAGAGTTTTTATCAATTGTCCCTGGGGGCAATATTGTAAATGCCGCTTTCCAAAGAGCAACAGGAAAGGGATCAAATAACAAGATCAACTTTAGCGCCGCAAATGATGTTGTTTCAACGGCAATTGTGGCACCTATAAGATTAGCTAAAAAAGGATTGAGTCAGTTTAGCGATATCCATGAAGAACTAAACGAAAAGGATTTTCAAGACTTCATGGATGCGCTTGGATTTTACACTAAAACGCCAATGTCTGCATTAGGAAAAAGAGCAAGGTATTTATACAAGGCTTCAGAAGGAAAATTGAAGGTGGAAGATACTCCGCTGGAAATCCTTCGCGGAACAATGACGGGCGTTGAACGTCGGCCAAATAAGTGACGCAATGGGAATGATTAGACTTATAAACAATATTTGCTGCCTAATTACTTGGAGGGAAATGGCACCATGAGCATAGCTTCTGAAACCGCGATAAACAGATATACGGGCAATGGTGCAGTTGATACCTATGCCTATGCATTTTTTATCCTTGATGAAACACATCTAGAAGTAACAGTTCGAAATACATCAGACGTTGAAACTACTTTAACCATTACAACTGATTACACAGTGACAGGAGTTGAAGAGTCCGGCGGTGGAAACGTGGTTCTTGTGAATTCTGCGCAAGCGTGGCTTGATGGGGACGGAGATTTAAAGTCCGGCTATATCATTGCTGTAAAAAGGGTCATGCCCCTGATTCAAGATACTGACATCCGAAATAACGGCTCTTATTACCCGTCAATTCATGAGGACGCTCTTGATTACCTGACCTATTGTGTTCAGCAACTAAATGAGACTTTGAAGCGAGCGGCAAGAAATCCCGTTACTTTAGCTGAATCAGTTTTTGATCCGACATTACCTGGGTCAATGCCTGATAATCCACTTGCGACACTAATTATAAATGCCGCAGGTGATGGCCTTGATCTTGGTCCAACATCAACGGCTCTTCTTGCGGCTGAAACAAATGCCGCAGCAAGTGCTGCCGCTGCACTGGTTAGTGAGAACGCTGCCGCTGCGAGTGAAGCCGCTGCTTTAGTAAGTGAACTTGCTGCCGCCGTGAGCGCCGCCGCCGCCGCTGTAAGCGCCGCCCAAACCGTGGCCACGGTTTGGGGTACAATTGGCTCGCCTAAAACCATTGTCGATGCGACTGGAATTGTTGGAGCAACATTTATTAGTACATTGCTCCCGTATCAGATTATTTTCGCGAATGGTGACAGTGTAGGTTTGAGTGCTATTTCAGCAAACCCTCAAGTTGAAGCTCACACAGTTGTTGGGGCAAGACTTTTAGTCAGAGGCGTTTCAACGACTTCATATTTTAGCTTAGATGACGGCAACGGTTTGAAGCTTAACGGCATTTGGCATTCAGCGGCAGACGATGGCAACGGGGGATTAGTCGCAAACAATCTGCGATTATTCTGGAATGGCTCACTATGGGAAGAAGAAGGAAGGTTATTCTAATGAGAAAGTTTATCGCACTATTTATTATGCTATTTGTGGTCCTGGCCTACGCTGCCACAGATAAAGTGACAAGTACATACAACTTATTGCTAAGGGAACCGAACGCTAGCGGCACCGAGCGCATTTCTATAATCAGTCCGGCACTAAGTTCGAATTGGCAGATGACGCTTCCAGCTGATGACGGGACTAGTGGACATGTGCTTTCAACGAATGGCTCAGGGGTAACATCTTGGGTGAATTCATTAAGTTCATTTACTTTGGTGAGCCCCGTTATTTCAAACGGGACGGCTTCCACAGTGCCGTATTTAGATGCGAGTAAGATTCTAGTAAGCTCAGCCGTGACACCGACAGAACTTGGTTATGTCTCTGGAGTCACAAGCGCTATTCAAACTCAGATCAATGCCAAGGCCCCAAGCGCCTCACCGACCTTCAGTGGCACGATTACGACTCCACTGACTGCAAGTAGGGCCATGGTGACGGGTGCTTCCAGTGAGCTAGCAGTGAGTGCTACAACCGCGACAGAACTTGGTTACGTGAGCGGCGTCACTTCTGCCGTTCAGACTCAGCTTGATGCTAAGGTTTTAAAATCCACCCTGACAGCTAAGGGCTCACTTTTAACTGCAACAGCGGCAAGCACCCCGGCAGAGCTAGCAGTTGGAACTGATGGTTACTCTCTTGTTGCTGATTCTGGCTCTGCCACTGGATTAAACTGGTCGGCTCCAGGCGCAGCGGCAGCAGGCGGTGCAGGTACGCAAGTCCAATATAACTCTTCGGGCGTTCTCGGCGGCGATGCTGGCATGACTTATGATTCCACCGGCGATAAACTGACCGTAGTTAATGCCTTAATTTCTGGATTAACTGCAAGTCGCGCTGTTGTGACAGATGCTTCTAAAAATCTAACTTCAAGTGCAGCAACCAGTACTGAAGTTGGATATTTGTCAGGGGTCACAAGTACCATTCAGGGTCAGCTTGATTCTAAAACTTCTTCCTACGAAATATCCAATTTAACATTATCAACCAGTGTATCAGGTAACGCATTAACCATTGCAATAAAAACTAAGGCTGGAAGCGATGCGAGCGCTGGTGACCCAATAAAAGTAGGAATGCGAGACGCCACTTTAACAAGTGGTCTTTACAATCAAAGAAGCATTACTGGCGCTTTAAGTCTTGTTGTTAGCTCAGGCTCAACGCTCGGTCAAAAATCAGCAGCCGCAGCAAGACTTTTTGTATATTTAATAGATAATGCTGGAACTCTTGAACTCGCCGTTTCTCAATCACAATATTCTGAAAATTCATTATTTACTACAACAGCAGAAGGCGGCGCAGGTGCCGCTGACTCTGGAATTACTTTATATTCAACAACAGCGCGCACAAGTGTTCCGGGTAGGTTAATTGCGACAATTGATAATACTCAAGCGACAGCAGGAACATGGGCAAGCGCTGGTAGTAAAATTAATGTTGGAAGTTATGCTCAGCTTACTAGTGAACCTGTAAACGCTAGATACACTCTTACTAGTTCTACAGGTAATTCTAGTTTTGCAGACGTAACAGACGAAATTATAGACTTCGATACGCAGGATTTTGATAACACTAACTCTTCCATTACCACAGGAGGATCATGGAAATTCACGGCACCGATATCAGGAATCTATAAAATAAATTCCATGATAACTTGGAACAGCACTTCTAATTTAACAACGACACTGATTAAACTCTATGTAAATGGGGCTGAAAATCGAAGAATCGGTTTCGCCAAAACTGATGATACTGTCTATGGACCAACTGAAGTTAAGTTATTAGCAGGCGAGTATATAAATGTAATTTTGAATCAAGATGATTCAGGCGGTGCGGCTAGAGCGATATATACAGGGGCAAATTCAGGAAGATTTTCTTGGATTGAAATTGCTAGAGTTGGATATTAATACAATGAAAACACTTATCATCCTACCAGCATTGTTACTTACTTCATGCGCTCCCAACGTACTCGTTAAAGACTGCCTCAAAGTTGAAGATGGCACTCACTTTATGTGCAAGCCGGTTTGGACTGTGAAATGATGAATATCGCAAACTTCGCATGGATTGTCGGTCTTAGCGCCTTAGGCTCAATCATATGGTTTATTCGCCTGGAAGCTAAAGTTATTTATTTAGAACGCGACCATAATAAGCTCGAAGACACTAGTAATAAGACCGATATCATATTTAATCAAAAAGTGGATAAACTCGGAAATGATTTAAATGAGATTAAAATCAGTCTCATGCGCATTGAAACAAGAATGTTTATGGACACACAAAAAGAACCATAGGAGGTTAAAAATGGATTTAAAAGAAATGGGCGAATTGTTACTAGAGTGCATTGACGTGCCAAAATTTAAAAAAGTATTGGCAATCAAAGTATTGGTTCCAATGCTTGAGCAATTTGTGAAAAACACTGAAAACCCTTACGACGATAAGGCGGTAGAATTCTTCAAGTCATGGGTTGAGAAAAATCTCGAATGAGCCTCTTCGCTCAAATTGCAGCTTATATACTTCAATGGATACTCACTTTAGGGGGCAAGGCCCTCTATGAGTGGACCAATAGATTTATTGATAAGCAAAGGAAAAAAAAGAAAGAAAAAGAGAATTTTAAAAAATACAAAGACGCGGTAAAAAATGGAGCAAGCGAAGATGAAATTCTTGAGCGTGAGCGCGATCTTCTTAATAGCTAGTATTTTTGTTGGATGCGCTAACGGTTTACCTGAGTTTCCAGCGGACTATATCTTCGTCGTTAAACCAGACCTCCAAAGGTGCTCCAAACATAAAATAATTAAAAAAGATCCCGTCACTGTCGATAAGGGTGAATATGTCGATTGGCGAGATTGCCCTCATGTTTTTGGCTTTCAAGATCAAGATGTTGCTCCCGTAATGGGGTGGATCAGGAATGCCCAAGACGAGGCAAAAAAAAGGTGTAAACAATGAGAGAAATTGAAACAAAAATGATTGAATACATTGACCATAAACTTGCTGAAAATGGAATGGCCCAACAAGCAATTAAAGACAAAAATGCAAGGTTTCTTTTTATTGAAGCTGCCAAAGCATGCGTTGGCATTCGTGAACAGGGCGGGAATAATCGCGGACCAATGGTTGAACTTCTGCAAAAAACTATTGGAGGGGCAAACAAAGAAGCGTGGTGTATGGCAGCGGTTCAAACTTGGCTTGCATACGTTGAAGAAAAAATTAAGCTTTATTCAAGACTTTATGCTTCCGAACATTGTCTTACGACGTGGGCAAAAAGCTCAGAAGAATGTCGGGTAAAATATTTTCCTCTACCTGGAGCCATCATTATTTGGAGACATGGTGATACTACCAATGGACATACAGGTATTTTCTTAGAAGCCGATGGAGACCAAATGTTAACCATTGAAGGTAATACTGGAAAGGGCCTTGATAGTGCCGGTGAGGTTGTCAGAGAAGGTGACGGAATTTATTTAAACCGAAGATCCATGAAGAAAAATGGCGACATGAAGGTTGTTGGCTTCTTAAAACCTTTTTAATTTGATGGAAACCATAACTACAAAAGATAAACGAGCGCTAGTGCAGTTCGCGCTTATCAATTTGATAGCGCTTGCACTAGTAATTTTATTTGTGTGAAGAAAAGCCCTCGGTGAATATCCGATGGCTTTGTTTAATGTCTTCAATACTAAAAATCTTCGTTTCTTTTATTTCGAAAATTACTTGTTGGTCAGATTCTCTTTCGCAGTATGCTCGTTTTATTTGATTGTCGTTAAAGAGAGAATCATCGATACCTAGTAACTTTGAGAGTACATCTAAAAATGGTTTAACGAAATTTGTCGCATCGTTTTTGCCGAGCTTGATAGAACCGTCTTTGCAAATAATTCTAGGCTTATGAAAAACAAATGTTATGTCGATTGAGAGTGGATCTTTTTTATCTTTCAGTAATAAACGCATATCATGTAAAATACTATTGTGCTTTAAAGACCAAACAAAAACCTTACGCTCAAATATTTTATAAGTTTCGTTTTTAACGAACCTCCCTCGTTTTCCAGAGGGAGACAGGTATTCATTGACGCTTGGTGGAAGTGGAAACTTTGTGAGGTGCATTCTGTTATTGTATTTTGTGGAATAAAATATTCAACAATTAACCGTCACCGTGAAACTCGATTTTCACCACACTCATGATTGAGTGTCTAGTCTTTAATAGCTTCCTGAAGGGCTTCATAGCGCTCTTTCTGATAAGGCATCCAAGACCAGTGGCCAGGCTTTAACTCTTCACTGTAGGGCGTCTTATTGAAGTAGCATCCATTTGGATTGACCACAAATAAATGGCAGGTAGTTCCGTCATCATCTACTTTCGTCACGATAGCCGGTGATGGCTCGGCTTTATGTTCGCCACCTGGAGTTCCATACTTTTGATATAAAACAATTCGACCTATTGTTGGCTTTTGCATTACTTCATCCTTTCCGATGATTGTTGTTGTTTAAGGAAACCATTTGCCCATTCTACCCTCGTCCTTCCAGTAAAACGCCGCTGCCATATCTGAGCGCAACTCCTTC